GCATTTACGTTTTACTGGTGAACAGTATAATAAAGAAGGTGAGATGACAAATACTTCCTCTTATGATTTCTTTTTAGAAGAAACAGAAGTTTTTAGGTTAGCAAACTATTTACTAAAATAACTATGATTAAAAAAATATATCTTGATATGGATGGCGTTTTGTGTGATTTTGAAAAACGCTATTTTCATTTATTTGATGAAACACCGAGTGAAACAAGAGATAAGAAAAATTTTAATCCTAATTGGAAACAATTTGTTAAGGGTGAAAACTTTGCCACATTGGATTGGTATCCTGGTGGTAAGGAATTATTGAGTTTTATTAAAAAATATCCGGTTGATGTTGAAATTCTTTCTTCATCTGGTGGAGAGAAATTTCATGGTGAAGTAACTGTGCAAAAAATAAAGTGGCTTCGCAGTCATGGTATTAACTATAAAGCAAATATCGTTCCTGGTAGAAAACATAAGAAAGATTATGCTACTCCAGAAACGATTTTGATTGATGATACTCCAGACGTAATTGAAAGTTTTAATAAGGCTGGCGGTCACGGCATACTTCATAAAGATATAGGTAAAACTAAGGAAAAGTTAAAAAAATTGCTTGAAAGTTCACTAAATAAGTGATATACTATGTTTATGTGGATAAGTCGTTTTATACACCGTTAATACACCGTTTATACGAAAGGAAGTACTATGTCTAGTTTTGCAAACCTCAAACGCAATCGCAGTTCGTTGGACAAACTAACAAAAGCGATTGAAGCAACAACCCAATCCTCAGATTCAAATTCAAAAGAAGATAATAGATTCTGGCAACCATCAGTTGATAAAGCTGGTAATGGTATGGCAGTGATTCGTTTTCTTCCAGCACCAGCTGTCGATGGTGATGAGGGTCTCCCCTGGATTCGAATCTTTCATCACGGATTTCAAGGTCCAGGTGGATGGTTGATTGATAATTGTCTCACTACATTGAACGATAAATGTCCTGTATGTGAACACAATTCTACATTATGGAATTCTGGCGTTGAAGCCAATAAAGATATCGCACGTAAACAAAAACGTAAATTATCTTATATTTCAAACATTTATGTTGTATCTGATCCTAGTAATCCTGAAAATGAAGGTCAGATTAAACTGTTCAAGTTTGGTAAAAAAATCTTCGACAAGATTACTGAAGCAATGAATCCTGAATTTGCTGATGAAACTCCTGTAAATCCATTTGATTTGTGGGAAGGTGCCAACTTCAAATTAAAGATTCGTAATGTTGAAGGTTATCGTAATTATGATAAATCTGAATTTGCTGATAAGTCATCTTTACTTGATGGTGATGATGATAAACTTGAACAGCTCTGGAAGAATGAATATTCTCTCAAGGAATTTACAGAGAAGAAACATTTTAAATCATATGAGCAATTGAAAGCACGTTTAGATAAAGCTCTAGGTTTTGAAGCTGTTGCTCCAAGAACTAAGGCTGAAGATTATGTGATACCGAAAAATTCACCTGATCTCGAAGGTCCCGTCTTTGATAGCACAACAAACATTGATGACGATGATTTAGATTACTTTAAATCACTAGCTGCTCAAGACTAAAATAAAACCCACCGAAAGGTGGGTTTTTTATACTATAACACTTTGAAATAAACTTGGTAAGTAATCTTGTGATTTATTTTCATCACCGACTATTGTTATATTTTCTTGATTATTTACATTATTAACAAAAACTAAAGGTACTTCTTCAGATAATGATCCGAAAGCCACATCAAATGAAGAAGAATCGATAATTTCTCCCATATTGCCCATAGATATAGGACTAAACACCGGAGGATTTTTTCTTATTTCTTCAGCTAATGCTTTACCTTCAGATTTCATTTTACCTGAAACTGCACCTATTTCACCGTGACCATATACTTTTAAATCACCATGTTTTTTTCTTAAATACGCTACGAGAGCTTTTGCTGATTTAGTTTGTGCTTCAGTGAATGACTCACTATTTTTAGAGACAATTTCTATACCAATTGAGTTGGCATTTGTTATTCCTGAAGTAGTTCCAGCATGATACATAATTGATTTGTCTGGCGCTAAATTATAAACCATGCCATCTCGATCTATGATATATTGTGATCCGTGTTTGTATCCTTTACTTTTTCCTTCTTTAGTCGTTTGAAATCTTTCAAATTCGTTAAGAGCACTACTCAATCTGTTATCGCCAGTATGATGTAAGACAATATTTTCCACTTTAGACATTTCACCATAAGTTCCGAAGTTGCCAGTAACTTTTTTCATACTGAAACCTTCAATTGTAACATCTTGTACACTTCTATTTTCAGAAGGTTTTTTCATAATACCCAAATTCAATGATTTATATAATTGTTCCATATAATTTCTAGAAGCTTCTGTGTCTTGATCTGTTGTTCCACTCCATTTTCTTATTGCTTGATTCAGTGGTAAATTGCTATATGCTGATGATTCCCATTTTTGACGTTGTGCTTTTTTTCCTGCTTCTACATTAGGAAATTGTGCAAAAGGTACTTTTTTTCCATTAATGTCTAAGAATTGTTTTTCAGAAGGTTTAGCACCTGTTCCTTTCAGTGACATATCACCTTCTTTGTAAAGCATTGCTCCTGGATTGTTAAGTATATTTGGTTTTGTTCCAGACTTTTCAAATCCTTCTGCTTTCGCTTGTGCATTTAAAAAGTTTTCTTTTTGTTCTTCCGTCAAATCTGAAAATGTTAATGTGGACAATTCTCTTTCCATATCAGAAGAACTTGGAAAAAGATTGATAGAAAATATTTCATCGATTGATTTATTTACAGAAGATACAAAATCATCAACAGCTACTTTTAAATCTATATTTCTTATTTTTTCTACAGCATCATATACACCTTTAATTGCTAGTGTAACTGCTCCTAATAATCCAGCAAAAAAAGCTGCATCCATTATATTACCCATTATATTACCTATAGTCAAAGATCCTGTAGAAGCTCTAGTCGTTTGTCTTTCTGGAGAATTGTCTGCTTTTAATTTTGATAATTGGGATTCGTACATTTCTTCGCGTTTTGATGCGGCTTTAAAATACATATCAGCCTTTGTTGCAGCATCAACTTTTTCTAATTTTAAAAGCTTTACCATATTTTGACGCATCACATTGAAGTCTCTATGCATCGACGGCAAAATACTTAAATTTTTAGCAGTAATTCTTGTATCAGACTGTATATTTTCAAAAATTGGTTTTATTTGTGAGACATCAGTAGAAGATTTTTCTATAGATTTACCGGATATTCTTGCAGTCGAAACTGTTTTTGCTTGATATCTTTTTAATCCAGGAAATAAAGCAGTCATCAATCCTCTTTGATTGATTAATTGTCGAGGATCAAACTTTTCTTTAAGTCTTTCTTTAATACCTCCGGCTAAAGATCCGGTGACACTTCCGCCTTGCCTTCTTTGATATGAAACTATATCTGATAATCTGGACATTTTAGTAACCAATATTTTTTGTAGGATTCATCATTATATCGGAAAAATACTTATCTATAAAATCATTGTTCCAAGCTGAAGCTGGACTTCCTAATTGATTTACAGGATTACTTTTTTTGACTACACTTTCTTGATTGACAATAATTGGTTGTTTAAAAACAACACTACTTCTTCTGTTATCTAAAGTTTTATCTATTAGGGGATCTATATATTTTTTTTCGGCCTCTGATACTAAACTTTTTATTTGATCAGGAACTTTAGACATATTATTTCTTATGGTTTCTGGTAAATTTCCTAATTGTTTAAATCCAGTAACAACTTGACCTGCGTCACGTTCAATATCTTCTATGAATTTAGGTTTCTTTGTAGGAAAAACACTTTCAAAAACGGGGTCAATAAAATCTTCCATGATATTTCTACCCATAATATTTAAAAAATCTTCCTTTTTACGATCTCTAGCAACTTGTATTGCATTGAGAACTGGTTTTTGTTCTCTACTTTCATATTGTTCTTTTACATACTTTTCCGTTAAATCCAATAATTTACTTCGACTTTGTGCATAAGCGTCATATAGATTTCCTAATTTATCTTCCGATAAATCTATTTTTCCTTCTTTGAATTTTATTAGCCTATCTATGACAGCCAAATATTTTCTTCTGTTATCACCCCACTCTGTTGCCTCTTTTTCTGTCAGAAACATTAGTTGAGTTCCTGTTAATCCTGGCACCTTTAAATTATAAGATTGTCTTTTTCCCTCTTGATACTCAAACAAAATATCTTTATTTAACATATGAACTAATTCTTTTGCATATGTTTGATCTAATTTAAATCCTCTACCTGGACCTCCACCTAAAGCTATAGTGTTTTTATCTACTAAACCTAAATTTTTATACTCATCTAGTGCTTTGCCTGAAATAGATGATTCTGGTATTTGTTGACCACCTTCTTCATCTCTAAAAGCTTTTCTTTCCGCTTCTAATGTGATTTCTCCCTCTTGCAATTTTCTTTCCATATAAGATTTAAGGGCTTCTCTACCTAAAATTATTGGAATCAAATAAAGTGCCATATTTCTGGCCAAAGTTTTCAGACCAGTTGCACTAAATAAAAAACTGAAAATTCCTTTACTAATAATACCAAATAGAAATTTTATCCAGTTTTTAGATACAAGCCTCTTAAATAAATCCGATATTTTATCTGATAAATTTATTCCAAGTAAACTATTCATTAAAGCTTTTACTATGGTCAATATTATACTACCTACAATATTTCCTAAAAACTTGAATACTCCTAATATTGCTTTACCTAAATTAGCTAAAGCACTAACTATCGAAGATAGTCCTTTTACTATAGAAGAAATTATTTTTCCAAAAAAGCTTTTAGAATTATCTTCTTCTTTTTTTCTTTCCTCATCTTTTAATTTTTGAATTTTACTTTGTTTATTTCTTTCTTTTTTTAGTTCTCTTTCGTATTTGTCCTCACGATCTTTTGCTTTGACAAAATACATATCAGCTTTTGTTCTTGCGTCACCACTTTTTAATTTGACTAACTTTACCATATTTTGACGCATTACATTTACATCTCTATGTAATGCTGGAAGAACCATGGTGTTTTTAACTGTCATTTTTGTATTAAAAGAAATAGTTTCTAAGATGGGCTTTATCTCATCAAAAGACATGGCTTGCATAGAAGATTTAGATATTTCTGTCGCAGCAGTTTTTGATTGATAAGTTTTTAACCCAGGAAATAATGCTGTTAATAATCCTTTTTGATTTATTAACTGTCTAGGGTCAAACTTTTCTTTGAGCCTTTCTTTGATACCTCCAGCTAAAGCACCAGTTACACTACTGCCTTGACTTCTGCGTGAAGCAACGATTTCTGTTAATCTTCCTGTCTGTGGTGGTTTTTTAGTTGCCATGTATTATCTCTTTTGATTTTGTGCAGCCTTTAATCTTTCTGCTTCTTCTTCTAGATATCTCATTAACATATTCACATAGATATCTTTTTCCCAAGGAATCATATTTTCCAACTCTGTTAAACTGTACTTGTGGTGTTGCATTAGTGCAAAGTTGGTGTGATAGTGATTCTGTAAGTTGTCATGACCAAATATTAACCGAAAAAACTTTGTAGACCTTCTAACTCAATATTTTCTTGATAACCACATTTATTACAATGAAAATCTACTTTCTTTTTAAGTTTTGGCATAGTATCAAAAAACTCTTTAATTTTTTCCAAATCTTTAGATTGTAAAGAATCTAAGAATTCGGTCAGTTCTTCTTTAGAAGAATCTTTTGCATAATATACGTTATTTTCGTCATAAATGTAATCAATGCAATTTATGATTAAATCTAAAACAACATTAAAATCTTCTACATCAGTATTGTCTTTGATTAAATTCATTTTTGGATATTTCATAAAAATACCCAATTTATCGTTAATTTCTATTTTGTTTGAGTGATTTAAACTCTTAATAGGATCGATCTCTAAAACATTTAATTCTATCTCTACTGGACTATTACATTTTTTAGGATCTTCTTCTGTGCCAACATCATTGTTGCAACGATATCTTAGTTTAACTATTTCTCCAATTGAACGAGCTCTGATATTTAAAAACAAATATTCAATATCAAAAGTTGGCAAGTCTTTTATATCAATCTCACTTATGATACAATTATTTAAAACTTGTATTATTGTATCAACAGAATACTTTGCATCATCTGATTCATACGCCATCAAAAATAATTTTTCTTCTTTGACCGTAAAAGGTCTAAATTTGATAAATTCACCAGTAGAAGGTAATTTTATTTCATATACAGGTACATCAATTTTAGGTAACATAGTAACTCCATTTAAAATTTAAAGAAATTCTCAAATAATTTTGTACTCTTTGCTCCAAAATAAGAAGCTGCTGCTTCACCGAGATCATAATATCCCTCATAAATTGGTTCGTATTTTTGATACGCAAATTGAACAGTTAATCTATGATATCCATCATCACTCCATGCTAGAGGTTGTGCGGCAAGTCCTATAGGAAAAGCATCTCTTAATTTCACAGAATATATTTGTTTAATGAATTCATCATACTGAAGTATTTGAATATCCGTCATGTAACGTGTCGATTCATCTTTAGGAAATCTTAAGTTATTTGTATCAGACGGCATGATTGCATCGATCCAAAGATCAAATAACTTTCTCTCGTAAAAATCATTCGTACAAATAAAACTTAAACTAATATCATTATATTGTTTTTGATAAGGAATTTTAAATGTAGGGCCATAAATTTTTATGTCAGCTGTTTGTAATGTTTTTCCAGGGAGCTCAGCGGTGTCACATTGTAAAGAGAGATATCTTGTAATTGAAGGATTAGAAGTTCTTCTAAATGGTTCTCCTGTCGTTTCATAACTGGTTGTTTTACTTACCCAATCTGTAATGTCGGTGACAAGAGTATTTGGTAAATTTAATAATTGTTCTAACACTCCCGTACTAACGAAATTACCTATGTAACGAGGAATTGGTAAAATTACTTTAAATCTATTTGCTCTTGCTGGTCCGTCTTTTGATCGTAAGTTGGAGAGAAACAATGTTGGTGTAAAAGACATTAGAATGTATCCTTAGAATCTTGAAAAACTTGAAATTTAGAAACGGGTTTTTTATTGGATGTAAAATCTTCCATTGGAAGTAAAACAGCTATATCCCATTCTTCAGCACTTATTTCTAAAAATCTTGATTGTATTTGTGTAAACAGATATCTTTTTATACAAGCATTTTTTTCAAATATTTTTGATGCAGATTTCAATGTTTGATATGTTAATTTTAATTTTGTGGTTTTGTCAAATTTGTCATTATTGGCATAAGAACTGAGTTTATCCATTAGTATTATTCTTTGCTTAGGATGAATATAATGCAAATTCAGTCCTAAAAAACCATCGGTATAAGGTTCTATTGGTAGAACTAAAGGAAACCTATCATAATATTTCATTTTTTCTTTTGTTTTAGGATCGTAAAAGAAAAAATACATTCTACCAACAATACTACGTTCACGCAACCTTGCCATATCGTTCATTAGACTGGCTTTTGTTGGTTTTAAATTTTCAACCTTCGTGCGTAACCAATCTCTAGATTCTCTTGATCTAGCAGCGTAACCTTCTTTCTGAAGTGATGCTTGAATTCTGTCGATTAAATATGCCATCGACTATTTATACTAGACCCAGATCGTTTTCTGTGAGTATGAGAAACTTCCAACCGTGTTCTTTACAGAACAGGTCTGCTGCTTTCCATTTTTCCTGATTGATCGCATATGTCGCAGCCTCTTGTAAAAACCTTTTTGTTTTTCTTTTTTGTTTAGGTAACTTAGTTTGAGATTCTGGCTTTACTTCGAGTATGTAAGTCATCACGGTTCCGTCTTTTTTCTTCGTTTTAACAACAAAATCTGGAAAGTAACGATGCATCTTTTTGTCGATTGGATTTCGATACGGTATGAAAAGTTCTTCTGATGCCCACCATGTTACCATAGGATTTTCATCAAGATATTTCATGACATAGAGTTCCCACGAAGAACGATAAATTATATTTGTCGCATCTCCGTTGTACTTTGTTGGATTCTTAGGGGTAAACTTTCCTGAATATGGCATAAATATTATATATTCGAAAAGGAATCGTATGGCGTTCTTTACTTTAACTGACATCAAGATATCAGACAAGCAAAAAGGATTCAAATCTAGTGATCTTTTGCCTAATAAAAAGTACATGTCTAATGTGTTAAGATATCCTATAGACATAGGATCTCTAGATAAAGGCCACTATATGGTCATTCATATCAATCAACAGGTGAAAACTAGATTCAAAAAAGAACTTTCTGGAGATTTACCAACTATTTTACAAAATCAACAAAATACTGGAATTAAAAGTCCAATCTCTCAAACAATTTCAGGATTCACTGAAATAGCACAAGATGTTGGCAAATCTGATATTGCAAAAGTTATTGGTGGTTACATGGAAAAACAGGCCTCTTTGTTTACTGAAAAGGCAGCTGCCAGAATTGAAAATATGGATGAGCAGTTTCGAGCTCCATTAGAAAATGCTCTTGAAGGAGGAAGTTCTGTTGGAAAAGGAATAGCTACCGCAACTAAAGAAGTTTTTAGTTTATTAGGATCAGACAGAGGATTAAGAACAATAGAAAGAACTACAGACAGTATTGCTTTCTATATGCCCGATACATTAAATTTTACAAATAATCAACAATATTCTACAATGGAATTTGGTGCTTCACCATTAGCGTATTTGGCAGCAGCAACTGCTGGTTACAGTCAAATAAAAAATTCTGATAAAAAAATTGAAGATGCTGTCAAAAATTTAACACCTTTTATTTTGAATAGTGTATTAAAAAATAAATTTGGAAATGCTGGTGCAGGAATTTTTGCAGCAGGAACAGGTACAGTTCTAAATCCCCAACTCGAAATGATATATACTTCTCCTTCTTTTAGAGAATTTAGATTTGATTTTATGTTATATCCTAGAAGTTCTAAAGAAGCTCTTGAAGTACAAAGAATATTAAACAGATTAAGATTTCATCAAGCACCAGAAATTTTCAAAGAAGGTATAGGCGCATTAGGAGGTTTTTTTATGGTGCCTCCTTCAGAGTTTGATATTGAATTTTACTACAATGGTAGAATTAATCCTAACATACCTAGAATTTCAACTTGTGTTTTAACGTCTATAGACACTGATTATGCTCCAAACGGTTGGTCTGCGTATGAAGTTCCTGAAAATGGTGGAGCTCCAGCATTAGGAAAAACTGGTATGCCAGTAGGCATAAAGTTATCACTGAATTTCCAAGAAACAGAAATTCTGACTAAAGACAATTTTAATAATGTCGTTACAACAGACTTTACTTCTGACAGTAGTGGTTCTATTGAAACTCGTTATAATGAATCTAAAGATTTAAGATAAGGCGCTATTAAATGGCAAAATTTTTTAATTACTTTCCTAAAGTTGTTTATTTTTCTGATAGAGATCAACCCTCTTTAGATATTATAACGAATTTAACTTTTAAGTTTAAATTTAATGAAGGATTCAAAGAAAATTCTGTTGTGTATTATGATTACATAGTTCCCGAAGGAGAAACTCCAGAAATTTTAGCTGATAAATTTTATAATTCCTCGGAAAGACATTGGATAATATTGATGGTTAATAATATAATTAATCCATTAATTGACTGGCCAATGAATTACATAACTTTAAACAAATATATTAATTCAAAATATTCTGCAAATAATTATGCTGACTCTGCTAACACTTCAGTAAGCGGTTTATCTTGGTCAAAATCCAATATAAAAGAGTATTTTATAAAAGAAAAAAATACCGTAATTAGTACGGGAGAATATACAGAAAAAACTTTAATTATAACTCAACAAGACTATGCTAATACATCTCCAGTAACAACTAATAACTATACGTTAAGTGACAGTACACAAATAGAACTTAAAAAAACAAGAGGATCAAAAACTTATTATGAATACGAATTAGAAAATAATGAAAACAAAAGAAAAATTAAATTATTAAAAACAGAATTTGTTCCTTTATTGGAAAAAGAGTTTAAAGAATTAACAAAATAATATGAGCTATGATTACTTAATTTCAACTGGATTTAGAATAAAAGAACTAAGTCTAGTTGCAAAAGATAAAACTGAAAGAACTCTTATTGGTCACTATAAAGAATTAAATATTTTTGATTCTATACTGCAACCTTGTTTAACTGGAAATATATTAATAGAAGATTCTTCTGGGCTATCGGATTCCTTTTTATTTGATGGTAACGATTTTTTAAAAATTCATATTGGTAAAGTTGATGATGATTTGTTGGACATTAAAAGAATGTTTAGGATTTATAAACAATCTGATAGAACGGTCGTTAATCAAAATAAAGAAACTTATATACTTCATTTCATTTCTGAAGAATATATAACATCTCAGTTTAAAAAAGTTGGTCAGTGTTTTTTAAATACAACTTATACTAATACAACTCTTAAAATACTTAGAGATTATATGAAAACTCCTGAAGAAAAAATTAAAGGAGGAGAATTTAATGATTCTTTAGGAATTAGAGACGTAATAGTTCCTCTATATTTAAATCCAATTGATGCTATATTGTGGATAGCAAAATTGTCTATTGATATGGAACACAGGCCTTGTTTCTTATTTTATGAAAATATTTTTGGTTATAATTTTACAAGTTTGAGTAATTTGTTAAATAAAGAATCTGTTGTAAATATAAATTTTGATCCTAAAAATTTAAATAGCTCAGACGAATCCAAGGATATGTTAGGGGCTAGATATTTTCAAGTAATTCAACAATTTGATATATTAACAAACATTAAAAATGGAGTTTATTCTGGTAAATTTATTGGATATGATAGAAATATAGGACAAAGTATGGAATTAAATTTTGATTATAATTCTATAAATCATCCTAAAAATTCCAGAAATAATGGCCCAGCTGTAGCAAATTTAAAACTTACTGATGGTGATATTTTAAACACTTTTTCTGAATCTAGTATTGTTGAAGGTTCAACCAGTTTAGTAACTAGTTCTTTAAATGATGTTAAAGAAAATAGTCCTGGTGAATTTGAGAAAAAGATAAATTACGAACAAATATTATTTCAACGGAAATCAATATTTACAAATCTCTTTTCTCAAAGAGTTAAGTTAGTTATTCCTGGAAATTTTGCTGTTTCGTCTGGAGTAAACGTATATTTAAATATACCAAAATTTTCAGAAAAAATTCCTGGCGAAAATAATTTGGATAGAACTTTGTATGGACACTATTTGGTGATTGCAGCTAGACACAAATTAACTCCTGACAATAAACATGAGACTATTTTTGAAGCTTGTACAAACAGTTCAAATAGAAGCGATATGAGTGATAAAATGATTGGAGTTGTTGATTATGCCCACGAATCCTTTGCATAAAAAAATTAAAAGGTAAAATATATGACGATGCAAGTTGTAGAACGAGATGCTATAGTTGTGAATAATGCTGACCCACTTGGAATAGGTCGACTTCAAGTTTTCATTTACGGTGTACATGATATAACTGGAATTAAAACTCCTTTCGAAAATCTTCCTTGGGCATTTTCAACACAATCTCCAAATGTTGTTTCTATTCCAAAAATATGGACTCCAATAAAAGTCAGATATAAATTTTCTTTTGGAAATGCAATGAGATCGTTTGCTGCTCAAGATGCTTTAGAGTGGCATTCACCTTCTCCTTACTTAAAAATAACTGGAAATAGAGATCCAAGACTTTATCTAAAATATGATAGTGAAAATCAAAAATTTTTAAATGAAAGTCCGGTGGACTATTCAACGATTAAAAATAAAATATCTGATTTAGAATTTGAAAAAAAACAATTAGAAGGTCAGTTAAATGCTAACCTAGAAGAATTAAATGCTTTAAATACGGATGAAGAAAAATATCAAGTTTCACCTATAGATGAAGTTGCTTATACTTCTACTATTGAAAACTTAAAACTTGAACGTGATAATTTTTTAAATGATGTTGGTTCAATTGGTCCAATATCTGGTCAATCTTACGACAGTAGAATTGAACAGTTGGATACAAACATAAAATCTTTAAGAAATTTTGCTATTGTAACTTATGATAATAGTGATGAAAAAAAGAATGGTTTAACATTAGAACAATATACTGATGAAGTTACCGCTGAACAACTATCTGAAAGAACAAAATTAGTAGATAGATTAGGGTTATTAAATCGTAATTTATTTGATGCAGAAAGTACTTTAGCTAATCTTATTTCAAATTCTAAAAATCAATTAAATAGAGTAAATGATCTTAAAAAATCCATTCAATCAGATATAGATAAACAAAGTCTTAAAATACAAGAAATAGATAAACAACTTGCAGAGTTAAAGTCTCAGGCTCCGAATGCTCCAAATTCTTTAACTTCTATAGAACAGGCGAGATCATTGGATGCTAGAGTTGGCCGATATGATGAAACTTCTGGAAAAGTTTATAATACGCAAGAAGAATTGATAGGTAATTGGACAGGATATTTTTTCTACTTGCCTGGTTACGCATTACAGCCTGGACCTTCTATACCGGACAGAAAAAAATTAATACCAATAGATTCGAAAGGTAGAATAAGTGAAGAATCTTATTTACAATCAACAAATCTTAATGGTTCAAAATCTGGCCAACTGAGTACAATTATAGATCCTTCGGATAGCGTAGCTATAGAAAAATCAAATAATGATAAAACTTGGAATTGTGATATTTCTTATGAAACTAGATTAAAGATTCTTACTAAAAGACAAGAAATAATTCAAGCTGTTAGATGGTTAAGAGATAAAATACTTGCTCTTTTTCCAATTGATGGAAATTCTGCTACGGCTCAGTGGATTAAAGAAACGGCTAAACTTTTAACAGCTGTTCTTAAAAGTATTCAAAAGTTTTTAAAATTTATAAATGAGATAGTTTTGGAGATTGCAAAAATTACGGCACAAATAAGACAATTAATAAATTGGATATTAAGTTTACCAGCAAGACTTTTAGTTTTATTACAAGACTGTTTGAATCACTTTTTCAATTCATTAAATGATGCTTTTTCCGAATCATTGTCTTTGACTGGTGATAGTGGTGGAAGTGTATCTTTTTCCGAGGTAACTGATTTGGTAAAACAAACGCAAAGTACAATTCAAACAGCAACAGAAACAGTAGAAGCAACAGCGATAGTGTATACAGAAATTAAAGCGATAGAAGCAACATTTGAAAAGGTATAGTGATGGCAGATACAGAAGTTAAAAAACCAGAAGGTGATAGTACTTGGTATGAACCCGATTCTCAAGCAAATAATTCAGTTTATCCTCATGTAAAAGGATTTTATTCTGATTCTGGACATTTTGTTGAGATGGATGATACCCCATCGTTTGAACGAATAAGATTACAACATAGAATAGGAAATTATACTGAAATACAATCTGATGGAACCGAGATACATAAAATTATTGGTGATAATTATGAAATAGTTGTTAAGAACAATCATGTTTTGATAAAAGGTTATTGCTCTGTGACTATAGAAGGTGACTCTAAGTTAAATGTTAAGGGAGATGTTTATCAAAACATTGAAGGTAATGTTTATCAAAACATTGAAGGTCAGATGGACGCTGTTGTCACCGGTGAGGTAAATTTAACTTCAGAAGCAGATGTAAATATAACAGCTGGCGGTTTAACTGGACAAATTAATTTAAATGCTCCTTTTTCGGTTCATGTCGAAGGTGATTTAACAGTAAACGGAGGAATATCTTCTACAGGACCTATTGCTTGTTCTGAAAATATAATAGCAAGTAAAAAAGTTTTTGGTGCTTTAGGATTAGTAACTCCTACTGGAGTTTTAGTTGGCCTTCCCGACGCAGGTCCTATTTTGCCTGGAATATATTCTGCTGGTCCTATTTCGTCACTTTCTTCGGTTACAGCACCCGTTTTGAACGATATTGTTGGACCAATACAGATATTCAGACATGCGTATACATATCATTTTCATCCAGGAGATTCTGGAGGAGTTACTGGAATTCCTAGCATAGGAGCTTTATAATGGCAAATGTTTTAAATAGATTAACAACTACTTTCAATTCGACCAAATTCGGTGATGATATCAATTTAAGTGATAGAGCTAAAGCTTTTTTAAATACTGGTCCTATAAAAATAAGTTCTTGGGCAGCTAGTGACTTAGCTAACGGTGCAGTAACACGTTCAGATTATTTTCAAAATCCTGTTGCATCTTATGTTTCTAGTATATCTTCTAATTTAAATTTAATAATAACTTTATGCACTTCGGATCCAGCCAATAATTATCCATCTTCAACGGCTGCCGTACAGAATCTAGCCAATTCTTCTAATAATTTGGTAACTCAATTAAATTTATTTTTACAACATACAAATAGAATATCGGGTGTTTCGGAAAGTTATTTTGATTCTTCTACAGGAGTTATAAAACCTAATTATCAAGATTGTGTTGGATCTGGTGGAATGTTACTAACGATACTAGGAACAACTGATAATGTTAGAAATTCCACTCCTATCTTGAATCAATTTACTAGTTTATATATTGAGGACGAGTTGTCTGCTAATAATTGGAGTATAGGAAATACAAAAAATTCATTACAGACCGTACCTTCTTCACTAAACACATCTGAAGTAAATGCAATGAACGTGATTATAAACACCGCAAATACATTACTTTATACAAGAAGAACTGAAGATGAGAACTATTTTTATACTTCCCAACAAATTTTAAAAGATTTCCAGATATTAAATGGGCTTCAAAATTCAGGAAGTACTGAGAAAAGTCTAATTGCCAATAAAATAGGAACTGCGAAACTCAAAACCTCTTTAGGAATTGAATAAATAATAGATGGCCACAATTACTACTAATGTTGCAAGAACTTATAAGGATTTAGACCTCCTTTTTAATGTTCATCCAATAAAAAAAGATATTAATAAACACACAGCAGAAATGTCTGTGATTAATTCTATTAAAAATTTGGTTTTAACCAACCATTATGAACGACCTTTTCAACCAGAAATAGGGTCAAATGTCTCGAAATTATTATTTGAAAATTTAGATTTTGTTACGGCTTCTGCGTTAGAAAGAGAAATTCTTCAAACCATAAGAAACTTTGAGCCTAGGGCTTCCGTTTACAGAGTTAGAGCTTTACCTGATTATGACAACAATGGTTTTACAGTAGATATGGAATTTACTATAGTAAATAGAACTGAACCCATAACAATAACTTTTTTTCTAGATCGAGTAAGATAAATGACAGATCGTTTAAGAGTAACAGAACTTGATTTTGATGAAATCAAAACAAATTTAAAAAATTTTTTAAAAAGTCAAAATGAATTTACTGACTATGATTTTGATGGTTCCGGATTAAGTGTTCTTTTAGATATTTTGGCTTATAACACGCATTATAATGCTTACTATCTAAACATGATAGCAAATGAATCTTTTTTGGATACGGCTTTACTTAGAAATTCTGTTGTCTCTCATTCTAAAAAGTTTGGTTACGTTCCTAGATCAGCAACAGCTGCAAGGGCAACGATTAATTTTACTATTAATAGTTTAAACTCTACACCAGGTAGTTTAACTTTACCTAGGGGATATGTATTTCTTTCTAGTCTAATCGATAATAAAGTTTATAATTTTGTTACGTTGGAAGATACCACAGTAACAAAAACAGGAACAAATTTTGTATTTAATAATTTGAAGATATATGAAGGAACTCTTAACAGATATTCTTTTAATTACTCAGAATCTTCTAATCCAAAACAAATATTTACTATACCAAACGAAAATGTAGACACTTCAACATTAAAAGTTACTGTACAGCAAGCATCATCTAATACAGACTCAGTTGTTTATAGTTTAGCAACCGATGTGTTAAATCTAACATCAAATTCGAACGTCTATTTTTTACAAGAAGGCCTTAATAATCAATACGAAATTTATTTTGGCGATAATATTATTGGTAAAAAAATACCTGATGGTGGAGTTGTGAATGTAACCTATCTTTCAACCAGCGGTTCTGTTGCAAACAAAGCAAATAATTTTGTAGCTACGTCACCAGTTTCTTCATTCACCACTTTTACGGTGATTCCAGTTGCAGCATCAGCAGGAGGATCAGAGAAAGAATCTGTAGATCAAATTAAATTTGCTGCTCCTTTACAGTTTATTTCTCAGAATAGAGCTGTTACAAAAAATGATTATGTAAAATTAATACAACAAAAATATCCACAATTTGATGCCGTAAATGTTTGGGGTGGCGAAGAAAATATTCCTCCTGTTTATGGTAAAGTTTTTATTTCTGCTAAACCAAAATTAGGATTTGAAGTTTCTGACACAGAAAAAGATTTTTTTATAAATGAAATCGTTAAGCCAATAAGTGTTCTAACTGTTACTCCAGAATTTGTTGACGTTGATTATAACTATGTAAAATTAATTTCTACAGTTTATTATGATCCAACAAAAACGGATTTAAATTCTCAAACATTACAATCAAAAATTAGCACAGCTATAAATTCTTTTTCTAATTTAAATTTAAATAAATTTAATTCTATTTTTAGTTCATCAAAACTTAGATTAAATCAAACAAATACTTATATTTTAGATTTTGGAGTTGAACTATCCAGAGGTACAACTTTAGATAATTTTTATTCTTCTCCAACATTTACTATATTAGACGAAAATCTTGTCGAAAGAACTTGTTTTATTGAAGAAGTTCCTTCTTCGTTTACTGGAGTAGAAACAATTTCAGTTATAACTCCAGGATCAAATTATACTACCACTCCTACTATTGAAATTGTTGGTGATGGTAGAGGAGCTAAAGCAACGGCTATTATAATAAATGGAAAATTAAACTCCGTAAAAGTAACTAATCCCGGTATCGGTTACACTACCGCAGCTATAAGAATTATTGGTGGTGGTGGAACTGGAGCTACAGCTGAAGCTGTTTTAGAAAATAGATTCGGTAAAATTCGTTTAGCATATTTTAAACCTGATGAAGTTACCAGCAAAAGTACGAAAGTTATTTTAAATGCTTCAAAGAATGAAGGAATTACTGGAACAATAGATTATGTTTTAGGTAAAATTACAATAAACGATTTTTCTCCTTTATCAATAGATAATGACTTTGATGAGTTAACCGTAAATGTTAGACCTAAATCTACAGTTCTACAGTCGATTAAAAATAAAATGTTAGCTTTTGATCAAACTGACCCAACAAGTGTTGTTGTTGAATTAAAGACGGTATAATAAATGTCAGAATTAATTGTTTCAAACTTAGTTTCGGGCCAGTTGCCCGATTTTATAAGATCCGATAACCCAAAATTTGTATTGTTTTTAGAAAAATACTATGAGTGGTTGGAAAGCAGTAATAATGCTTTGTATGAAGTTAAAACTTTATATGATTCGAAAGATATAGATTTAGTAGATGACTATTATCTTAACGAAATAATAAAAGAAGTTTTACCTTACTTTCCAAAAGAAATATTATTAGACAAATCGACTTTTATAAAACATGTTGGTAGTTTTTATAGATCAAAAGGAACTCCAGAAGCTGTAAAATTTCTTTTTAGAATTTTATATAACGAAGAAATAGAGATTTATTTTCCTAAAGAACAGGTAATAAAATCTTCCGATGGTAAATGGGTTTTACCATTATCTTTAAGAGTTGAAACTGGTGATACGAATATTTTCGACATAGAACGATGTAAAATAACGGGAAATAATTCCAAAGCTACAGCTATAGTTGAAAAGGTAATAAAATCTGTAGACAGACAACTTGGTATTGAATATATCGAACTTTATATTTCGAATATTGATAAATTGTTTACTACGGGTGAAAATGTATCTACCACTGTAGTTAGAACCAATGGCACAGAAGATTTTGTCACAGCTAAACTAATTGGATCTCTTTCTGAAATTAAGATTGATCCTAAAAATAGAGGTTTATACTATAATGCTTACGATCCAGAATTGGACTATGATGGCGACCCCGTTACAATTATCGGTGGTCTAAATCCCACATCGGGTAATCCTATTGGCGCTGTAGCCACTGTTGGTAGTGTTTTGAAGGGTTCAGTTGAAGATGTTTTAGTAACGAATGGAGGTTTTGGTTTTAGAAATCCTTCTGTTAATACAAATTCTTCAATAATAGACTTTAGAGGCGGTTTTGAAGATGTACTATTAGGTGCTGAAGCTAAAGCTAGAATACTTTTATTAGATGAAGCAACTTATAGAACAATAAATGTAAGTAATATAACAATAGAATCTTTATTTTCTTTAACTATTAATGCGACTGATAATGTAGCTAATAATAAAACATTAAATGAATTAACTACAAAACAAACATTAAATGTTTTTCCAATATCTTTTATAACTGTAGATTCTTCTGGTGGAGGTTATAGAAGTAAACCTGAAATTGATATTTACAGTTTATATATGGAAGAACTTGATGATACTTTAATAATAAATTCAACTGTTGCTGTAAAAGACACCAACATTTTGATGGACGAGTCTCAAGACTTAACATTATCGTTTGAGCCAGGTGAATCTGTTAGATTATTTTTGAAAAATAGATTTGAAGATGTTAGAAAAATTGCAAATGTTTCATCAAATACTATTACTTTCTTAGAACCTTTTCAAAATAATATTGACAACTTATCAGTATATAAAATTAATAGAAGAAAATTAAATGATGTGGGTTCTTTAGGAAGAATTCAAATAGTCAATGGTGGAAGTGGTTATGCTGTAGGAGAATATTTAACATTTAGTAGTAATGGTCGAGGTTATGGAGCTAACGCTAATGTTTCTTCTGTACACGCTGGTAACAACGGAATCAAGACAATAACTTTTAATGAATCTTCTTCTTATATTAGAGGTGGTGAAGGTTACACGATGCAAGATTTGCCAACAGTAAATGTTAGCACCACTTCTGGTTCAGGAGCAATATTAAAAGTTACGGAAATTTTAGGTGAGGGTGTTCAAAAAGATGTTTCGACTTCGAGAATTGGATCTATTTCAACAATAAGAGTTATAAGTTACGGGTATGATTATGTTTCAGCTCCATTAATTTCTTTAAGAAATGCTGATATTTTATTGAATAATGTAACCGAAGGTCAAATTTATATCGCTAATAGTAAAGTATATCAAGGAGCAACTAATACAACAGCGACTTGGACAGCTTTTGTTGACAAGTATATCACATCAAATAATTTCTTAAGAATTTATAATTACAAAGGCACTTTTGATAGTGCCCTTCCTATTAAGTCTGATGACGATTTGGTCACTGGAAATGTTATCACATATTCGGCTTATGGTGATGGTAGAGCAAAAGCAACAGCTGTTTTTGAAAACGGTCTAATACGTTATCCTGGAATTTATTTAAACAATGATGGGCAACCAAGTTCTGATCAGAAGTTACAAGATGATAAAAAATACCATAATTACTCTTATGTGATTAATACAACAAACGATTACTATAAATTTAAGAAAACTTTACAAGAAGTTGCACATCCAACAGGAACAAAATCTTTTGTAACACGTATTGATACCCACACCAAAGACGTATTTAATCAAAATGCATCTATAATATATTTAACACAAGAGTATCACTCAAATACATTTAATGTAAGTAATGGATCTAATAATATTGTTTCTACAAGTTTAACACCTAATGTTTCTTCTCAGGTTTCAATTGGTGATTTTATAGTACTGAAAAATGTGTTTAAAACTATTGTTGGTACTGCAAATATAACCAGTAGTTCAAATGTAATTACTGGTAATGGAACCAACTTTATAAATGATTTAGTCGATGGACAAACCATATATCTTTCTTCAGGAAATACTGTTGTTGTAAAAACTGTTATTAACGCAAATACCATTTATGCAACTAGTGTTTTAAATGTTTCTTCCACCGACTCGACAATAAATGTGGTTTTTGATGAAACCAAAAATGTTTCTTTTGCAAACGCAAACACAATTTTAGTTGATACAAATGTTACCTCAACAAATAATTTTGTTTCAATTATCGTTCAAAAAGTGAGATAAATAAGTCTATGTCAACAATTATAACAACTAATTTTTCTACTTTAATTGCTCAACAATTCATAAATTTATTGGATGTTGGTGCTAATTCTTACCTTCCTTTGAATAGAAGGTCTTATGTTTTTGCGACTATAGGAAAACAGACTCCTTGGGGTATATCTGACACTCCTCCAACTCCTGGACAATCAACCAGAGACCTAATTGCTTATAACGATAGAGCCATAGTAGCTAAAAGAGTTTCTTTAGAAAATGTGTCTTTTGTTGTGCCAAGATATGATTGGACAAGTGGCACCACATATTCGAGATACGGATGCACAGTTTGTCCAATAGGAACTCCATTTTATATTTTAAATTCCAAAGGACAGGTTTTTAAATGTTTAGATAACAATAATAATTCACCATCTACCGATGAACCTGAACTATTTCTTTCAGCTACTTCATTGGAAGAACCTTTCTTTATAACTTCTGACGGTTACAAGTGGAAATACTTATATACTTTAAGTTCAAATCAAAGACAAAAGTTTTTAAATGATGAGTGGATGCCAGTTACGTTTAATAGATTCGTTAGATCAGCCGCAATTAATAGAAGTATTGATATTGTAAGAATTACTAATGCGGGAAATAATTATGTGGATGGACCTACACAAAATATTATAACAATCGAAGGTGATGGAAGAAATGCTGTTTTAAAAGCGAATGTTGTTGATGGAAATGTTGTGAATATTGTTATTCAGAACAGAGGCCAAGACTACACAAAAGCCAATTTAATTTTTACTGACATTTCTGGAGGAATCGGAACAGGAGCTTCAGCCAATGTTGTTTTGTCACCGCAAAATGGACATGGATATGATCCTGTAGAAGAATTATATGCGAATACTGTTATATTTAATGTAGATTTTGAGGGTAGTGTAAATGGTGTTTTTCCAGCAGAAAATGAATATAGGGAAGTTTCTTTGGTGTATAACCCTTATGTACGAGACACTGAAACTTTAGCATCTGCCGATTTATACACACTATATACAAAGATTACAGTTTCTCCAGGTGTTGGAGATTACAATAATGATGAAATTGTTATACAGGGTGAGAATTTAGAAAATTCCACATTTAGTGCCGAAGTTATATCTTTTGATGAAGGCACTAATATAATCTATGTTAATAATTTCAATGGCACTTTTAATCCCAATCAACCGATAAAAGGTTTAACTAGTGGAGCAATTAGAGTAGGTATTAATACTACTCCTCCAACTTTAGAGTTATATTCTGGTAAAGTTTTATTTGTATCGGATAAAGTTCCGGTTATAAGAGATCCAGACCAAACAGATAGAATTAGATTTATTTTAAGTTTCTGATAAAGAGGAATAAATGACTAAGCTTTTTAATTTCGATCCATATTTTGACGATTTTGATGAAGATAAAAACTTCATGAGAGTTTTGTTTCGCCCAGGATATTCTTTACAGGCGAGAGAACTTACGCAGCTGCAAACTATTTTGTCGAATCAGATCGAAAAGTTTGGCAATCACATTTTTAAAAGTGGTAGTCCAATAGTCGGTGGTAAAATATCTTTAGATGATAGAGCGTATTATACAGTTCTAAAACCACAATATAGTGGACAGGATATCGTATTAGAAGATTTTTTAAATAAAACTATTATATCATACAATTCTACAAAAACAGCTAGAGCTAAAGTTATTGCTATTGATAATTCTTCAGCTAATCCTATATTAATATTAAAATATTTGAGTGGAGACTTTTTTGAAGAAGGTGATGAATTAAAAATATATGGACAAAATATTTTTGCTGAACTTGCAGACACAAATGCAACCGGAAGATCATATGTAGCGAGTATTCAAGAAGGTGTATATTATTTTAAAGGCCAATTTGTAAAAGTTGTTCCCCAATTTTTAGTTTTAGAACTTTACTATAGACTCGGGTTAAATACTTCAACAATTAATAAACAACCATCATATAGAATTGGTATTGAATTTGAAGAATTAATTATTGATGAAATTGATGATGTAACTCTGTTAGACCCCGCACAAGGATCTTTTAACTATCAAGCACCAGGCGCTAACAGATACAAAATTAATACTATATTAAGTAAAAGAACACTGGATTCGGCTGACGAATCTTCTTTCTTTGAAGTTATTCGAATTGTTGATGGTGTAAAAACAAAAGAGATTGATTATCCCGTTTATAGTGAAATAGAAAAAACTTTGGCTAGAAGAACTTTTGATGAATCTGGTAACTATACTGTTGATCCTTTTGTGTTATCTTTAGAAGAAGAATATGTTGATACAGCAAATAATAATTATGTTGATCCGGATTATTTAACTGCTGTTTTAGATCCAGGAAAAGCTTATGTTGGAGGTTATGAGGTTCAAACTATATCGCCAACAAAATTGCAGATAGCAAGAGGTAGACAAACGGCTAACATTAATGATTACGATTTACCCACAAATTATTCAAGTTATGTTCATGTTGCGAATGTTCATGGTACTTTAACCATATCTGATTTTAGCGTATTGGATGTACACTGTACAGATCATGCAAACGTAGTCCTTTCAACAACCGCAGAATATAATTCATCAAAGATAGGATCACTGAGAGCTCACATGTTGAAGTATGATACTGCTTCAGCTGCATCGGATAATGGCACTACCCATATTTTTACTATGAATGTTTTTGATGCCAATTCATCATCAATTACAGGAACTTTAGCTTCTTCAGGATCAAATACAAGATACGTTGTTTTACCATCTTCTTTTGCTCAATTGCCAGCAAATAGTTATTCTGGTCTTTATTTTAGTGTTAAAGATGGTGCAGGATTAAATTTAGCTCCAATAAAAATTGAAGGTTCAGATGGAGCATACAAAGCAATTTGGCTTTCTTCTGCTTTACCTTTTACTCCCTCATCGAATACCTTCTCAATCGATTCTGATTTTAAATCTGCGGAATCTGTTATCCTAAGAAATTCGTCCGCAAAAGTATTTGGTGCAAATATACATTCTAGATCAAAAGATAATAATGGTAATGCGTTAATAACGGAACCTAACAGACAAGGTTTAATTTTTGATGTTCCTTTTGACGCGATCAAAGCGAATACAATTACTAATTTTGATTTTATAGCAAGAAAGGTTTATTCAAATAAAGTTTCTAACGCTGGCGGTATTGTTACTTTAGCAACTGTTGGCACTGACACTTTTCCATTTGCTGGTTCTCCAGGAACACTTTCGGACAATACAATTTTAAATAATATTATTTGTTTTATTCGACACGATTCTGCTTCAAATGGTTCTTCGGGTATAACTCCAAATACAGTTTTGAGTTTAGCTAATAATTTGTTCACTGTAACGGCTATTAATGACTCAACACTTGAGATTGATTTTAACACTGCTGGTGTTCGAGCCGATTTCTTAGTTACAACAAAAGTTAATAATGCGGAAGATGGAACTAACGGAGCAGTTAGAGTAAAAACATTATATCCACTTTTAGATGACAAACATGAAAAAGTTGCTTATACTATTGACACCACCACAGGATTAACTTCAGCTAATACGGGAACAGTAACACCAATTTCTGGAGGATATGTTTTCCCTGACTTAGGCGTTACGTATTTTGATAATGAATCTTCAGGTAGTGATGGTAAAGTGAGAATGTTAAAAACTCCAGGAGTTCCTGTCAGTTTACAAGTTCCTGATGTATATGAAATAGTTAAAATTATAGATTCTAGAACTACAACCGGTAATATCACAACTGCTATGTTGACCGATCCAACATACGACATTACGAACAGATATGAACTCGACAATGGTCAAAAAAGAACACACTACGATCATTCATCGATAAAATTAAAAAGAGGATTCAGTTCTCCTGTAGGTGGTTCAATCTATATCATGTACAAATATTTTAGACATAGCCAGGCGCCTTCACCACAAAATATTGGACTATTTACAGTAGATTCTTATTTGGGTGGAGCTTCAAATATTACATATGATACCATATCAAAATTTGTAGACAAATCTGGAGGTAAAGTTATTTCAAATAGAGCGTCTTTTGACTTTAGACCTTCAAGAGAAATAGCTGGAGATAACATCACAGGCGCAGTTTGTCCTGATCCCGATACGACAGCAGAACTTTCATTTCAAAATTATCTATCAAGAATCGATAAGATTGTTGTAAAACCTTCGAAAGAGATGGTAGTAATAGAAGGAGAATCCGCTGTTAAACCATTAACACCTCCACATAGTGTTAATGATATGTTAATCTATACTTTGTATATTCCTCCATATACTTCAAGTGTAAAAGAAATTCGTGCAGATTTTCAAAATAATCGTAGATTTACGATGAGAGACATTGGCGCTTTTGAAAATCGTATTAAAGGATTAGAGTATTATGTTTCATTAAATACTTTGGAAAAAAATGCTAATGACTCAAAAATTTTAGATGCAAATGGATTAGAAAGATCAAAGTATGGAATTTTAGTAGATAATTTTACTTCAGATTCGGTACAAGCTACTTATACTGATGTTAGTTTTGATAACAGAAATAAGATTGAAGATGGTGAGTTAAAGCCTGCTTCTTTAATGAGAACTATAAAACTTCTCTGGTCACAAAGTGGATCAGCCGGTAGTTACAAAATTATGGGTACCAACACTCAAAAGTCTTTAATAATGGATTATACATCATCAGTTTTTGCTTCGCAACCATATGCAACGAAAACTATTCCTGTTGCTAGTGCTCTTTATGGTAACTTTAATGGAAATTTAAGATTATTTCCAGAATTTACAAGTGACCATGATACCAGTGTAACTTCAAAGATTACATTAAATTCGGTTCAGGGATTAGAAAATGCATTTAATTTTATAAATGAAGCTTTCGACTTTATATCAGATAAAAATCCAACATGGTTGAGTGATAAAGACAGTCCTTTTGCTAAAGTTCCGGATTCTTCATGGTTTGAAACGGTCAAAACGCAAACTAATGCGACTGTTGATTTAGGAAATAATACATTTGGTAATTTGCAAACAACAACAGACCAAGTTTTTGTCAAAAAAGGAACAACATTAAGTGCTGAATCGATAGATGTAACATCATCTAAAGTTGATTTAGGATCTTATATTACGGATATTGCTGTTAATCCGTATCTAAAACCTAGAGGTATAGTTTTTGCTGGATCTTCACTAAGACCGAAAACTAGATTCTATTCTTTCTTTGATGATGTTCTAGTTGATAACTATACCATTGTTCCTAATAAATTAACTATAAGTGGAACTAATCCATTTAAATCTGGAGAAATGGTTCTAATTGCTAATACTAATGGTGAAATCGCTACACAACTCGCAAATTTTGCGGCAGATAGTGGTGTTTATCATTTGGGTGTTTGTGCTGCGTCTGAATCTGGCAGTTCAAATGTAAGTATAGTTAATGAAACTTTTCCTTTATCACTTGCAGGAAAATATATAATTGGATTAGATTCTTCTACCACAAAAGTAATTTCTACCGTTGTTGATCACAGATGTGGTATGACAAGAGGAATAACTTCGAGCACAATTACTTTAGCGCCTGATGCACCAAGTGTTAATATTGCTGGAAATAATGTAACTTTAGTAAGAAAAAGTGATGAGGCTTCTGGAACAGGTTCAAAATATACTATTATAGCTTACAATACTACAACTAAAGTCGCTACGGTTTCAGAAACTATACCATCAACACAACAAGGAAAAATTTTCTCTTATAGTATAGGAACTAACTTTACAAACAGTAAAGGTCAAATTGGTGGAATTTTCTATCCTCCAGTAGCTACTTTTAGAAGTGGAGAGAGAAAATATAGACTAACAGAATCCTTTAATAATAGTTATGATAGAGATGCTATTTCTTTTGCTGAAAAAACTTTTGTTTCTTCTGGTATAACTACTACAAAAACATCTTTAGTTGATACTGTTTATAATGTTGGAACAAGTACTAAAATTGTTGGAACAGTAACTTCACCCATACTTCAAAGTACAGCAGTTTCGAGTAGAATAACCAGCACCTGGAGAGTAGATCCTTTAGCACAAACATTTTATGTCGATGAACAAACTTATCCACATGGTTTGTATATGGAAAGTGTTAATTTGTTTTTTAGTGCCGTGGATGATGAAGGACTTCCAGTTAGAGTTCAAATTAGACCTACCGTAAATGGAACGCCTTCTTTTGATTATTGGTATCCCGAATCTGTCGTAGAAAAGTTTCCTAATGAAATTACTACAACAAGCACTCCAAGTATAGACGTTGAAGCAAGTAAAACTAAATTTACTTTTGATTCTCCTGTTTTCTTAAAACCTGGTTTATATGCTCTAGTTATTCTCACAGATTCTCCGGATTATGTGGTATGGACAGCAGAAAAAGGACAGACAACTTTAAATAATCAAATTGTTTCTGTTAATCCTTATGTTGGTACACTTTACAAGTCTCAAAATGCTATGGAATACGTACCATATTTAAATGAAGATTTGATGTTTGAGTTTAATCGTTGTAAATTTTCAACATCAACTGCCACTTTTGCTTTACAAAGTGAAAAACAAGATAGTGTCAAATATATCGATAGATTCAGATTATTGGAAAAGTCTATTACGTCACAGTCAGAATCTCCAATTTCTCTGAAATATTCATTTATCTCTAAAGTGGCTGGAGGATCAAAAGAAACAATTTATAGAAGTATAACTCCATATACAATTTATAATATGGCAGATGATACTCAGTATGCTATTGGTAATAGAAGAAAACAGATTTTAGATAAAAACGATTTTACCGTTAAACTTGAAATGTCAACAAATGATGATTCTGTGACACCATTAGTTTCTCTGGAAAGCTTACAGTTGAATTGTTGGGAAAATTTTATAGATAATGGTGAAATAGACAATGAAGATTTCAATATTATTAGTAAAGGCGCTGGATATTCTAATTCAAATACGATTATAATAACTTCATCTACTGGTGAAGGCGCTCTTGTTTATATGAGTTGTGATGGAGTAAATGGAAATGTTTTATCTGCTAATGTTGTTTCTTCCGGTATAGGTTATACGGATGATTTTACTATTTCTTATCCTGATACTGGAAATACACCAAACGTAACATCAAACGCTGCAATTACTTTAAATTCTGAGTTTGACAGTTCTGGCGGTCCTTGCTTAGCTAGATATATTACTAAACCTATAGTTTTAACAGATGGTTTTGATGCCGGCGACATGAGAGTTTTCTTAGCCGCCAATAAACCAGTTGGAACCGAAATTCATGTTTTCTATAAAATATTGTCTGGATCTGATACAACAAATTTCAAAGACAGACCATATGGTAAATTTGAATGTTTAAACCCAACGGTAGCTGCATCCATTAATGAAAATGAGTTTAGAGAATATGAATATAGACCTTCATTGACTGAAGATCAAGTTACTTATATTTCTGATGCTGGTGTAACATACGATACTTTTAAAACTTTCGCAATAAAAATTGTAATGACATCTCAAGACCCATCAGTTATACCTAGAATTAAAGATTTGAGAATTATAGCTTTACCGGCAGGATAATATGGAAAATAATTTACTTAAGGTCGAAGGCGGCCAATTTGTTAAAAATAAAACAAATGGTGCTCTATTGGCCGTAAATAAAACTATTTTGCAACAGAATGAAGCTAGAAAAAAATTAGGTAAAAAAATAAGCGGAAATGATGACGAGATAAATAACTTAAAAACTAAAATTGAAGAAATGTCTAATGATATGAATGAAATAAAATCTCTATTACAGACGCTGATTCATAAGAAGGATTAATAATCAGAAATGCCTACCTCATTAATACCAATCATTGCTAGAACGAATACCATTGACGAATGGAGAATTCAAACAAACAAATCTGCATCAGATTTGAATGACCTTGGGTTTTATAACTACGATAAAACTCAAGGAACATTAATACTTTCGAATACTTCTATTTTAAATATTACAGCTGATGGTACCCCTCTACAAGTTGCAAACAACGTTTTATTTCAAAGTAGTTTAACTTTAGGAAATACTCTTTTCTTAGGAGTACAAAGTTCCGCAACTGGTAATATTATTGCTGGCGGCACAGTTTCGGTAAGAGGTCCTGGATCAGCTCTTTCTGTTTCGAATAATTCATATATTGGTGTCGATTTACAAGTAGTAAGTAATGTATATTCGAATAATTATATTGCAAATGGTAGTGTAACTGTAGCGAACAATTTAACAATATCTACCGGCACTCTAAGATTAAGTGGTACAGGAAATGTAGCTTATGCTAATAATGGATCCATAAAATCTAATACAATATACTCCACAGATACTTTTTCTACTAACGTAAGCACTGCAAATTTATATGCTTCGTTTGCTAGAATAGATGTTTTAGATGATCTCGCTTTTGCTAGAATAGGTATTTTAGAAAATGTAACAGGCAATTCTTACTATCTTTCTTCGAATTCGCATACCTCTAATTCCGTTTCCACAAGGTATTTGGTCGCCAATATTTCTGGTAATATTGTTAATTTTAGTTCGAATGTATCTTCGATCAATACCGCTACCATATTAAATGGTAATGTAGTAACTCTAGTGTCGAATTCATCATCAATTAATGTTGCTACAGTAAATGCGTCAACCACATTAGTTGGTAATGTAGTAACTCTAGTATCAAATTTAGCTTCAATCAATGTATCTTCGATCAATACCGCTACCATATTAAATGGTAATGTAGTAAATCTAGTTTCAAATAGTTCAAGTATAAATGTAGCTTCAATCAATACATCTTCAATTAACATATTAACATCATATAATTTAACTTCAACTCATAGAATTACCGCTAATAATATTATTACAAATAATGTTGAAGTTTCCACAATTAATGCTGCTTGGGTAAATGTTTCTTCTAATCTATGGATGCAAAGTGGATCGCAATTAAGGATTTATGCTCCGGGCAGCCAATATGAATCTTTAATCGTTGATGGAAAAACTACACTCAATACAGCTTACATTTCAAGTAATTTAACTGTTGAGGGAACTTGGACAGCTTTAGGTGACATTGAATATGAGACAAGTGAGATAATTTTAAATAAGAGAACACCAACAAACGCTGATGCAGTTTTTAGAAATGAAAGGCCTGTTGGTGATGATGCGATTATTAGATGGGTTGAAACTGATGACCAATGGAAAATCTCAAAAGGTAATACCTATAGTGAACTTTATGGAATTTTGGATGCAAGTTTCTTAGATTCTGAAGTTTCAAATTTAAGTACATCTAATATAGCTACGCCTTTAGCGGTAAACACCGCGCACTCAGTCGCACAAACATCTGGTAGATATGCCAACTCGGGTTACACTCATGCTAATGCTGCATTTAATTGGGCAAACGTAGTGTCTAATACTGCTAATGCTAACTCGGCTCTGTTTACAATTAATATAACGAGTGCATCAAATTATGCTAATGGCGCTTATGCTGCAGCGAATCTTGCTGCCTTGCAGGGTGGTGTAATTTCTGGTGGATATGCTAACTCAGCATTTGGAAGTGCAAATAGTGCAGGCGTGTATGCTAATTCTGCTTTTGCTGCGGCTAATGCTGCTGCATTGAGTGGTGGTGTAATTTCTGGTGGATATGCTAACTCAGCATTTGGAAGTGCAAATAGTGCTAGTTCTTATGCGAATGGAGCTTTTGGAGCTGCCAATACTGCTGCAGCTGCTGCTGCTGTTGCACAAGAATCTGCATCTCAAGCTTTAGCTAATGTTGTTCCAGCATTTATTCACGCTAATGCGGCATTTTTATTTGCAAATACAGCAAACGTACATTTAGATGTGGCATTTAGGCATGCCAATGCTGCGTTCAGTAATGCAAATAATGCTGTTTATAGAACGGGTGGTAGTGATATTCAAACCATAAATGGTAATATAAATGTTACTGGTAAATTGGAAAGTGGCAACATTAAGTTTAATGGAGGCACAGCACTCCTACAAGGTGGAACTTTTGTATTTAATGGTAATCAAAACCAAAATCAGAGTCCGTCTTTAAGTGCTACAATTGAAGTTGATAGGGGTGTTTCTCCAAATGCTATATTCCGTTATAATGAAACTATTGACAGATGGCAATATACACATGCAACTTCAGATCCAGCAGATTTTACAACTTTAGGTTTTGTTTCTGATAGAGCGAATAATATTACTGGCGGTGCTGCAAGTAGAATTGTATATCAATCAGAACAAGATACTACAGCTTTCATTGTTGCTCCTCCAGCAAATTTAAATCGTTTTTTAAATTGGACGGGTACTGGATTTAGTTGGTCTGAAATTTCTGCTCCCAATTTAACTGGATATATTCAAGTTGATGCTGCCGGTTTATTACCTACAAATAGAGTTTCAAGAACTGACACAGGTGGCGCTAGAACTTATCCCATGAATATTACCGGTGATGCTGGATATGCAACTAGTGCTGGTAGTGCTACATCTGCTAGTAGCGCTACAACTGCTGGTAGTACAACTAATGTTACTTCTGGAGGAACGATTGTTACTGGCGTCGCTGGCCAAGCAACTTCTGCTAATTTAACTAATTATGGTGCTTCCGATCTTTATGGTAGGGTTAGAATTAGAAATAGCACTCAAGCTACAACTGGTCAAGATAATTCTACTAGTCCTGCCGCTGGTGCTTCTCTATATGTTGAAGGTGGTATATTCTGTGAAAAGGATATTGTAGCTGATTTCTTCCGAGGCATCGCAACATCAGCATACTATTCTGCGGACTTAGCCGAATGTTATTTACCAGACCAATCTTATGATTATGGAACGATTATGATGATTGGCGGCAATAAAGAAGTTACAGCCGCGACAAAAGATAAATTACATGTTATAATAGGAGTTGTTTCGGAAAAACCTGCTTTCTTAATGAATGATGGATTAGAAGGTGGTATAGTTGTTGGACTCAAAGGTAGATTGCCTGTTAGAATTTTAGGCACATGTAAAAAAGGTGATTTACTTGAAATGTCTGATGTACCAGGAGTAGCTAAAGTATCTGATGGTAACAAATTACCATTAAGATTAATTTGTTTAGAAGATAAAAACACTGAAGAAGAAGGAAAGATAGAAGTAGCTATCATGTAAATTATGATTGGAATTATTGGTTATGGAATGGTTGGACAAGCCGTTGAATACGGCTTTTCCAAAACTAAAGTTTTTGTTTGTGATCCGAAATATAATCACGTAACGGTGAAAGGCCTTTGTTTATTAAATCCTGAGGCTATCTTCGTTTGTGTTCCTACTCCCACAGATAACACTAATTATTCTTTGTTGATTTCTGTACTTGATGAAATACGACGAATGAATTATAAAGGAGTTGTCATAGTCAAATCAACTGTGTTACCACAATATTTAAAACAATATGACGTAGTATATAATCCAGAATTTTTATCAAGGTCCACTTCAAAGGAAGATTTTGTAAATCCTCCTCTAACGATTTTATCGGGTAATAAATCTGAACAAGCATTAGAAATTTATAGAAAGTATTCTACTGTAGATATGAGTAATACATTCATAACGGATATCAATACTGCTTCTTTTATAAAATACTCAATGAATTCTTTTTATGCAACAAAAGTTATTTTTATGAATTCAATGTATGATGTAGCTAAAAAGATGGAGGTAAACTATGAGGAAGCTATCGAAATACTTTCTAAACATCCTTGGATGGGATCCAATCATTTTAAAGTTCCTGGACCTGACGGAAAAAGAGGATTTGGAGGTCCTTGCTTACCAAAAGATACCGAGTGTTTGGTGAAAAATTATGATGTAGAATTACTTAAAAAAGTTTTAGAACTGAACGAATACTACAGAAATGTTGATTGAGTTTATCAACTACTATATACTAGTGCGTCTTTGATTTAAAATAAAAGGAGAAAAAATGGTAGTAGATATAAACGTAACAAGTATTTGCAATTTAGCTTGCACATATTGTTCCGAAGGTTTTGAGTGTGGTCTATCTACTGAGTTTGAAGAAAATACTTCTTTGACATTAGATAATGTTGAAGAATTTATGGCTAAAATTTCTGATCCTAAAAAGGATGTTTATTTTTGGGGTGGCGAACCGTTTGTTAATTGGGATTTTTGTAAAGGTGTTATTGAGAAGTTTAAACACGATCCTGGGTTTTCTTTTTTCTTCTATACAAATGGAACATATTTAAAAAGATATTTAAAAGATTTGGTTAGAATTCATAATGAAATTCCAGGTAGACTAAAGTTACAAGTTTCATATGATGGAAAACCAGTAAATGATATCGCAAGAGTAACTAAGTCTGGTACTCCATCATCAGCCTTAGTTAAAGCAAACTATATTGCAGCTAAACAAGCTGGGCTAAATGTTTCATTGAAATCTGTTTTGACATCCGATAATTTCCATTTAATTTATGAAGCATTTCTAGATGTAATAGAAATGGATAATAATTATTTTCCAACACCAGACTTATACAGTCAGTTGAATGAAGAAGAATTCATGCCTAGATTAGAAGTTTTGAAGGATGGATTGAAAAAAATTGCTAAACACATTTATGATAACAAATTACCTCCTGAAAAATTTGGATGGTTTCAACAGTCTAGAGCTCTATGTGCTGCAGGTATAAATTATGTGAGTGTGGACTTGAATGGGGATTTAAGTCCTTGTCACGGATGCATGTATAAAGAATCTCATTCACATAAACTCGGTAATATTTTTAAAGTTCCAGATTTAGATCAGTTGATTGAAGAAAAATCTCAGATGTATAAAGACGCATTGAAAAATCAACCACTAGACTGTATGAGTTGCGATAGTCAGTTTTGTATGAAGTGTAATGCTGCGACTTATGAGAAATCTGAAAAAGAAACTTATTTAGAAAAATGGAGTGATCATACAGCTAATTGGCAGGTATGTAAGGTATTCAAAACGAATGAGATAGTACATCATGCTCTAAGAACAGCACTAAAGAGTTATAAAAAGCCTACGATTAAAATCGAGGCTGAACAATGCACAGTTTAAGGATAAAAGAATGTTTACATTAGAGGTAAGTGTTACTGAAAAATGTAATCTAGGTTGTCCTTATTGTTATGTAGCAAATAGGCCAACTTGGATGACGAAAGAGGTTTTCGATCAAGGTATGAAAGATTTGCCCAACTTGATGCAAAGATCGGGAGATAGGGATTATCATGTAAGTTTTTTTGGTGGTGAACCACTATTAAATTGGGATCTTATAACTCACGCCGTTCCTTATTTGAAATCGGATAAGAAATGTAAAGGTATTAATATCATCACAAATCTTACGATGATTGATGAAAATAAAGCTCATTATTTAAAAGAAAATGGTGTCGGTGTTTCTTGGTCTTTTGATGGTATGAGTTCAAATGAAACTAGACCTTTATTACCACTTTTAGAAAATACTAATCCAGAAACTGGAGATTTATTTGATGGTATTCTTTCAATGTATGAGTACAAGAAAGAAATCATAAAAGATTTAACAAACGGTTGTAAAGTTATGATATGGCCAGGTAATACCAAAGATATGACGGAGAATTTCCAATTCTTACTAGATTGGGGTATAGATCATCCCGATTTTAGTATAGTTCGAGATGATGTTTGGACTGTAGAAGATATCAAACAGTTTAGATATGAATGTGAAAGATTGGCGGATTTTTGGATAGAAAAACTAAAATCAGGTAAAGCTTGTTCAGTTGGCTTTCTCAGACTAGCTATTTTGGACACACTATATGGATTAGTAAAAGGAAAAAGATCATTTGGATGTTTTGCAGGAACCAATGGTGGAGTTTTGATGAGTTCTGGTGAATTTTATCCTTGCGCCAGATTTGCATCTAAAAAAATTATGAAGATGGACGAACAATATAATTTTAAATATTATCAAGATATATTTAATCCTAAAAGTTTTGATAAATGTGAACCTTGCGATTTAAAACAAGTATGTAATACTGGATGCACTTATTCTCAAATTATGAATGACAATAAACCATTGGATAGTATTTGTGAATTATTTCACATATATTATGAACAGGGTTTAAGAGTTGTTGATGAGTGTAAGGATGTTCCAGTTTTTCAAGATTTAGTATTACATTATATTGAAAATGTTGGTGTTGAAAATGAAGGCGTAGAGTGTAGGAATTAATATGAAAATTATTTCTTGCACCAGTCAAGATAAAATTCTTAGAATTAACTGGCATATATTGAATTGGTGTAATTTGAAGTGTTCATACTGTAATGTAAAGGAAAATTTAAGTTATGATTACAATGATACGACTCAGATTGCACAAAGTTACAAGTTAATAATAAGTAGATTAAAAACTATTTCTAAACCTTTTGAGATTTGTTTAACTGGTGGTGAACCAACATTACATCCAAATATTGAAGAAATACTGGAAGGATTAAATGAAATTAAAAATTTGGTAAAAATTTATTTTTTTACCAACTTGACTAGATCGGAAACTTTTTATAAAAGTATAAAAAGTTTTTCAAAAGTTAAGTATTATGCATCTTTTCATCCAGAATATCACAAAGAGGATTTTTTAAAAAAGTGTAAAAATCTAAATTGTGAAGTTCATATAAGTATGATGCCAGAGTATAAAAACTATATTTTAAATATTATTGATAACTGTAAATCTAATAATATTAAATTTAAATTAAATTTTTTAGTTGATACTCCATATTACACAAATAACTTAGATCAAGATTTTTTTACAGAAGCTTCTAATGCTGAAGATATGATAGATATAAATGTTTTATATGATGATGGTTCGGAAGAAAGAACAACAGATTTAAAATTATTATATGAGAAAAAAAATTCTTTTAGAGATTATAAATGTGTGCCAGAATCTTTTCAAATAGAATTGGATAATTTGGTTAAAAATGTTTGCACTAATGAAATTATGCCGTTATCTTTAAAAGATATTACAAAAAAAGTTATTTGTCCGAAAGAAATTTGTGAAGGTGGACTTATGATGTATCCTAAGGAAATTTAATGAAAAAAAATTTTAAAAGTTTATTATCTATACCAATAAAGGTTGAGATGCAACCTGTTGAACATGCATCAAACAAAGTAATTCCTGTTGATGAGTTATCAGTGCAGATTGAAGAAGCTAGAAAAGGTAAAGCTAAAGTTGATAGTAAATATGTTGGATATAATGAAGCCGGACATTTATTTGATTACAAATTAGATTATATCAAATTTTTGGACAACATGCGACACATAATTGAAGAAGCTAAAAAACGTCCAAAAGAAAATAGATATAAAAATTCTCATAAAATGATAATACAATGAATGTAGAACAATTTTACATACAAGATCCTAATAAACCAATAGTTTCTGGATCTGGTGTAAATGTATTATATTTTACCAATAAATGCAACTTAGCTTGCACGTATTGCTATGAAGATTTACCAGGAAGACCGCCGCAAATTTTAAGTAAAGAAGATATTGTAAAAAGTATTGATAAAATTTTAGAACGTGAGGATCCGAGTCAGCAAACTCTTATAGTATTGTTTGGTGGAGAGCCAACATTAGAATGGGAAAATGTTTGTTTTGCTATGGACTATGCCTATAGTAAAAAGAAGAATGTTCATTTTAATATGACAACAAATGGTATTAAATATTTAAGCCAAGATTTCATAGACGTAACTAAAAATAATTTTTTTTATAAGAAGAAGTTATTATCTATAGATGTGAGTTTTGATGGAGTTGGTAATAAAGACAGAGTTTTTCACAATGGTATGGAATCAACACCATTTATGGTAAAGATATTTAAGAAGTTATTGGAAAATAATTTCAGGTTTCGAATAAGATATACCATTCATAAATTGAATATAAGGCGAGCTTCCGAAGATATAACTAAACTAATCAAAACTTTTAGGCCGGAGAGACTTATAACCTCTGTCGCCTGGGATACTTTGAGTGAGAAAGACTTAAAACTTTTAGATTCTATGAAAGAAAATCTCAGGTTAAGTTGGATAAATAATGAGATTCAGTCGCCTGTATGTTCTCTATTTTGTGATATTTGTGACGGATGTAGTATTAGAAAAGAAATTAAAACGTATTTTACAGACGAAGGAAATGTTACTACACATTTCAATATTGAGAGTTCCCCAAAATTTCGAGATTTTAAAGAAAAGGAATTGGTATGAAAACCACTGAAAAAATAGAAGAAATAATTAGACTTATGGGTGAGATATCTGAAGAAGATAATGTTGCGGGTAGAGTATTATTGGATGGATTAGGTCTATCAATAAATGTTCTGGAAACTATTTCTAAAGAGGACTTTAAAGGAACTTTAGATATTTCCGATCAAATAAATCTTGTTTCTAACATTTTAGGTTTTTCTTTAGAAGAAATGGTGATGTATATAATTAAAGAATCTTCAGAAGATTCTTTGTCAGATAAAGAACCCGATAAAGAAACTATGGACTTTTTATCATCTACTGTTGATGTTGATGATTATGAAAAATTTTTAGAAGAAAATAAAGTTAAAGATAATTTAAACTTCTTATCAAAAGAGATTTAATATGCCGTATTCATCTTCCAAAAAAAGACCTCCTGCTTCCTCTGGTCATGCAAAGGGTTACAACCCTGACAACGATGCTAGTGGAACCTACATAGTAAAAGCAAACGTTTATAATGGCGCTGCAGTTGCTACAACTTATTCTTTGACTGATGTTACAGCAGGATCGTTAATTGGGGCTGCATCAATAAATGCTATTAGAACCGCTTATGCGTCTGAATGTACTAGGCGAGGACTTTCTGCACCGTCAGGATCAACTGTCAGTTCCGGCACTTCCATAACATCGTCCCAAATAAATAATTTAAAAGCCTCGATAGAGAGAACGGGAGCTAGGACATTTGGTCTCATAACTACATCGTCATCCGGAGGAGAAAGTGTTGTAAGTTCGGGTTCTCAATTAACGCAACGAATTTTTCCTAACGGCACTCAATTTGTAGCTTTTGGTGGTGTTGAACTCTGGGGTGGACCAAATACTACTAATCCACAAGTAGACCGAGGTCCTGCAATTTCGGTAGCAGGTTTTGTTACTGGATTTGCCGGTATATCTACCACTAATAACGCACAACTATCAACTAGAATAAGTGCGACAGACATTAATGCTTTAATTAAAAAAGTAAAAGATGCTGGCGCAGTATGTTTATGTAACTGTAATTATTGTACATGTAACTGTAATTATTGTACATGTAACTGCAATTATTCTTGCACATGCAATTGTAATTATAGTGACAGACGATTGAAAAGGAATATTAAATATTTGAAGAATATTTTTGGAATTAATGTTTACAGTTTTTCTTATATTTGGAGTAATGAGACTTTTGTCGGTGTTATGGCCCAAGAACTTCTAAAAACAAAATATTCTAATGCTGTTTATATGACCAAAAATGGTTTTTATATGGTTAATTATTCTGAACTTCCTTTTGAGATTAAATAATTATTAATAGTGGAGATAAATTTTATGGAAGAAAAACGAGTTGAAATTGAAGGTATAGACGCGAATACTTATGCGGGTAAAGCTGCTCTAGCATGTAAAACAAAAGCTAGAGGAATTTTTGGTGATGAACTTTTGACGTTTAAATTATTGGATTTCGTCAGTTTTATGACTATTAACAATGAACTGGCTTCAAAGGGATACATCATAACCGAAGAACTTAGAGAAGAAGTTTATATCAAAATTATAGAAACAGGCGATGTTGAACTTATTAATAAGTTGGAAAAATATATCAACCTTATGGATTCAATTAAACAATTACAAGAAAAAAAAGACGAATTTTATAATATAATTGATAAATTAAAAGTTTTACCAGATTTAAATGATGAGAAAAGTGTTAATGAAATTATTGAGTCTTACTTAAGGAGATAATTTTGATAACCTTAATAAATGGTCCTAAAACTGTAAATCTAAAATACATATCTAGAAGTATTCTTGACGCCGAAAAAGTTTGGGAATTTGATGAATATACCGTAAAATATAGAAACGATGATTTTATAATTTTTGATTCTGAACAAAAAAATGTATATTGTAATAATGAATCTTTAGGAAAAATAAATTATGGTTTACTGAATGTTGAAGATGATGAATTAAAACAAAAAAATTATTCTTTAATACAAAGGATAGAAGAATTTAATATTGAACTAACAGATAAAATTTTTAATGAAAACCATATTGAAGTTTCTTGGATAACTACCAATCTTGATAGTTTTTTTTACAATCTTGAATCTTTTGTTTTAATGGAAGATGAAATAACAAATCTACAATCAAACTCTAGGTATAAAGATATTTATTCTAATGAAGATATTAAAAAAATTTTAATATCCAATGCGTTAGAGTATCAGAATATCTTAAATTCTTTTAAAGAAAAAAATTCATATAATATATGGACAGGAATATTTTCACCATCTTTTATACAAAAAGTTAAAGAAGAACTAGGAGAAGAAAATGTTAGAGTTTTAAATATTATAAGAAATCCTAGTGTTTGCTCTTTCATAAATAATTTAGATTATAATTTTGATGCAATAAGGTATGAAGAAGATTATATTAAAAAAAATAATAAGTTTAAAAATTTTATTTTTTCTATCTTTAATATGGTATTAGTAAAATCTTTACCAAATGTAATCAATATTAAATATGAAGATTATTTAAAAAACGAAAAATTTTTACTTGACGACAAAGAAATTTTTTTGAGAAATCAATTATCAAATTATAATAGTATTATAAACGAATTTGAATTATTTAAATGCGAATCTTCATCTATAGAAAATTTCTCTATCGACAATTTTCAAGAAATTTTTTCAAATTTTGACTTGAATCAAAATTTAAATTTATTTTTTGATGTACTAAAATCTGAATATGTTAAAAATATTTTAGACAACAATTTAAAACAAGATGTTGTAAATCAAGTTCCAAAAAACTTTTTTGAGTATCTAGGATACAATCCACTTAGTATAGATCAAATTATTTTGAAATAATTTTAAGTGTCTTTAATTAATTTGAGAAGTTATGATTTGGTAATAACCACTTCATATAACTTTAAATTTGGTATTTGTGGCCATTTATTTGAAATGATTGAATACTATTGGGCTATAAAAAATTGGACAAATTTAAATCCTTGTATATTATTGTCTGATGGTACGACTATTGAAGAATTCAATATAGCTTTAAAATCGAAATACCATGATTTAACCATTGAAAATTTAGTCTATCATCCTTATCCAAAACTATTATTAACGAAAAATTTATTAATAGTTGACGGATATTCCAAGTTTAATAATTCTGAAATTTATTGTGACAACTTTTTTCTTTTAAGATGTCATGAGAAAGATTTCAGTTATTATTCAAATAAAAAATTTTCAAGCCATCTATTTCAAGATTTTGAGATATATGATGATATACCAGAAGGACTAAATGTTATAGATTATAAAAAGAAAATTTTATATTCTAAATTCAAAACTATAGATGGAAAAATTGAAAACTCTTCCATGTTTTATTTAACTGATGTTAGTCGATTCTTACCACAAGAAGATTTAACTGAAGTCATCAATAAATATTCAATTAAAGATAGTATAATTTTTACGAATAAACCAGAATTATACCAAAATTTTAATACATATAAAGTTCCTGTGCCTGATATGTGGAACAAGTTTTCTACATATGTTTATACCAAACTGCCAGGTAAAAAAGATTGTTCTAGTAGATTTATTTTGGAGTGTATGTATTATGATAAAGAAATTATTTATGATGTAGATTATTATGATAAGGCACTGGAAGTTAGGAAAAAAGATGGTATTCAAAACACGTCCCTAACAAAAGATGACCTTTTAATAAAGTACATTGATGAACAAATTAAGTGTTAATAAAGTTACTGTTGATTATAATAGACCTATTAATAGTAGGGCTAAATTGGACACAGGTAAACTTTGTAATTATAAATGTGAATTTTGTTACTATAAAAATAGTTTGACTGAAAGAGATGAACTTGAAAAAATATACAAAAGAATAGATTATTTACTTGATTATGGCATAAGAGAAATCGATCTAAGTGGTGGTGAAAGTAGCGTTGAACCAAACTGGTTTAATATATTAAATTACTGTCGAAATAAATTCGATAGAATCAGTTGCCTTAGTCATGGAGGAAAATTTAGTGATGAAGATTTTATAAGAAAAAGTTATGATTTAGGATTAAGAGAAATACTTTTTAGTTTGCATTGTACGGATGAAAATATTCATGACAAAATTGTAGGTAAAAAAGGAGCTTTTAATAATTTAATTAAAGCTGTCGAAAACTCACACAAATTAAATATCGAAGTTAGGTTAAACACAACAATATATCATGAAAACTTTGATAAAATAGATACCTCATTTATAAAGTCTTTAAGCCCTTCACAGGTAAATTTTATAGCTTTAAATTATTGGAGAGACAATAAAGATTTTCAACCTATAAATTATGAAATTATTTGTTCACATGTATCTGATTATATTGATCAATTAAAAGATTTTGTTGAAGTAAACGCTAGATATTTTCCTTACTGCTTCATGCCATCAAAAGAAAAGTATATAAAAAATCATTATCATCACATATATGATATGAAGGATTGGAATAAAGCAGTTTATAATGAAACTTTAAATACTAAAATTTCTTACACACATGAACAAAAAGTGGATCAGTGTTTTTCTGAAGCAGATCGTTTGAGAATTTATAGTTGTTTTAAAACTGAAGAATGTTTAAAATGTAAATATTTTTATGTTTGTGATGGTGTAGAAAATGAACTAAAAGGAAAGGTCAATCTTAATCCTATCTTGGGTGAGAAGATAAAAATTGTATGTTAAATGTTGAACTTTCTATTTTATTATTAACCCACAAAAGACCCACTTTATTCGATAGATGTATAAAATCGGTTTTATCTCAAATAACACCCCAAACAGAAATTATTGTAAATAATGATAGTTGTGATATTGAAGAAATTTTAAATCCTAATGTCAAATATTTTTATAAAAAATTTGATAACTTATCAAGTATATACGAATTTTTATTTTTACAATCAAAAGGTAAATATATCTATTTTTTGGAAGATGATGATTATTTGAGAAATGATTTTTTTAATCAAGAATTTGATTCTGATATAATAGCAGGAAATTACTATCCAACTTACAAACCTGACAATTTATTAGAAATAGTAAATATGTTTAAAGACGAAAATATTAACAACAAAATTGATTTTTTAAATAAATTGAATCTTGAACATCTACAATTAGGACAATTTATATTTAATAAAGAAGTTATAGGTGATTTTTTATTTGGTAAAGACAACAATATACATAATGATATCAGATTAGTTTATCACGCTTCAGGTAACTCTAAATCATTTAGAACTACTGGTAAAGTGTTTTTTTATCAGACAAAAGATGGGAATGATAATATATCTTTTCCAGACACAAAAAAAGATATAAACATAACCTCGTCTTTAGATTTTTTAAAAAAATATGAAGTATAAAATACAACATCATAAAGATCAAGATCCAGATCACATTAATATTCATTGGGACAGTTTAACTATCTGTCAACTTAAATGTTCTTATTGTTACGCTAGAAATGAATATGGTAAAGAATGGGGTAAGTTATCGAGCAAAACAGTAATAGATGCAGTTTTGGACGCTCTAAATCGAAGCAGTCTAAATTTTAATCTTGGATTATTAGGTGGTGAACCAACTCTAGGTCCACATTACTATTATATTTTAGATTCAATTAGTAAAATGGAAAAATTTAATTGGGTATATGTTGTTACTAATGCTGAAAAAGATTTGACAACTCACCCAGATTATGATAGACTGGCATTTTTGTTTAGTTATCACCCAGCTGATTGTACTGACGAAAATAGATTTTTAAATAATATAAATCACATGTTGAATAGAGGTTATAAGTGTAAAGTTAATGTAATGTTACATCATGATAAAAAACTTTGGCCAAAAATAAAAAACATGTTTGAAACTTTAGAAAAAATACCTAATTTAAAAGTGCATCCACATTTTTTATACGGCAACAGTATTACAAAATTGTTTAATTATAGAAAAGATTTTTGGGAATATTTTTCTTTTTTAGAGTCTTATGAAAAAGAACTCAAATATGATGACGATTTTTTTAATGACTATATTATCTTTAGAGATAAGATGACAAACTTCAAGGGATGGAGTTGTTACAATAATAATTATGAAATTGATGTTAAAGGCAACGTAGTAAAATTTTGTATGCCTAAAACTGATAATGTGAATCTTTTAAGTAATAGAGATTTTTTTAAAAATATTACGAAAACTATTCCTATGATTTGTCCACATAAAGCTTGTAATTGTGATGGTCTTTTAAAACAATTAAAAATAAAAAATGAATAAAATTGTTGAATGGGAAATTACACTTAAGTGTAATTATAAATGCGTATATTGTACGAATTTGGACCCCAGTATAAGACCAGAATTGGATGAAGAAAAAATAAAAAGTTTTATAAAAACTTTAGGAGAAAAATATCCTAATGTAGAGATTTTTGTGTTCGGTGGGGAACCATTTGTTCATCCTAAAATAGAATTTATAATAAAAACTTTTAATGAATTTAGTATACCTTTTGTTATACAAACAAACTTTAGTAATTACAGTCGAAAAATAATCGAACAAATAAAAGAACCTTTTAAAGTTAATATTAGTATTCATCCAACAGAAACATCAATAAAAGATATAGTTGACGGATTAAAAGAAACTGAAGTCAATATTAAAATCATAGATGTTATGTACACAGGAAAAGAAGCTATAGATTATTATTTTGCTATAAAAAAATCTTTTTCACATGACAATTTATTTTTGACTCCAGTTACCGACTTTGGAGATGGTTATAGTGATACTTTACTTTCACAATATCAATCATTGAAAAACAATTCGATTTATAAAAAGATAATTAATTTTGAGGATATCGATAGGTTTGGTCGTCAACGCAGTGAATTGTGGTTAGATTCAAACTTTAATACTTTTGGGAAACCTTGTTTGTATAAAGATAAATATTTTCTCTATGCGCCAAACTTAGATTTATATAACTGTTGTTATAGAATAAAAACCGATGGCGTTTGCCCAAAACCTAAATGTTTTTTAATGTAGAATAGAATATGAGATACCTAATAGCTGGTGCTTTCAGTAAAACCATTCCTATAATAAAATTTATTTCTAATAGAATTGTAGACAATACAAAAATATTAGTATATGATGGAGTAAATAAATGTAAATGGAATGGTGGTAGAATTAACAGAGATGTTTACTATAATGAAAATCTAATGAATTTTTATTATAGTAAAGGTATAAGTATAGCTTTAACATTAAGTAATCATACGATAGATTTGAATGATGAAGTTGGTAATCATTTATTAGAAAAATTTCATCGAAAAGGTAATGCACTAATAATAGTTAATGATGATCTGAGAAAATATGTTCGTTCAAATTATCCAGATTATGAATTAATTTATAGTATAACTGGAATGGGACAACTGAATATTCCATTACAGGATGAAGATATTCAGTTTTTTAAAGTTCTCGAAAAAAATTATGATTGGATAGTTCCTAGATTTGAGCATGTATTTGACCCTAGAACTATCGAATTGGATAGAACTAAATGGGAAGTTATGTTAAATGATACTTGTGTTTATGGATGTAAACACTATGATGCACACTTTAAAGCTATCGCTGATGAAAATACCGCAGGCAGACCTTATAGTCGAGAAATAGAAGAATGTTGGTTGCCAAAATTTAACCCAGATATAGACAGTAAATACGAGTGTATGGATCTGATGCCTAATGCCATGAAAAAGTTAAAACAAGTTGGAGTACAAAGTTTTAAAATTACTGGTCGAGAAATGACTGATGATCAATATTACAATGAATTGATGAGATTTGTTCAACGAAGTATAGAGGCAAAATCTTTGTCATAATACTTTTCAAAATGAAACATATAAAAACACATAATGAATTTATAGGAGATCATGTTCTAGTAGAATTTGAATTATTTACTTTGTGCGATAAGAGTTGTTCATACTGTTACAATGTTGCGGACACCAATGGTGTTCGTTATAATAATGATATTAGTGGTGTTCTCAGAGGACTTGAAAAAATAATGTCTATGAACAATAAAAAAATTATTATCGAATTGATAGGAGGAGAACCTCTTTTACATAAAAATTTTGAAGAAATAATAAATTATTTGTACACTAATGCACATCCTGATCATAAATTTTCAATCATAACTCATGCCGATCATAAACCAACTTTTTTTAAAAAAAGACTAAATTTATTAAAAAAGTTTGGAGATAAAGTAAAAATAACATGCACTTTACATACTGAAAATTTAAATAAAGTTCAATTTAAAAATAATGTAAAATGGGTTGATGATAATTTTAAATATTCTTCTTTATTCTTTTTTACCGATAACGATTATTTAAATGATATAGATTATATTGAGGAAGTATTTGATTCTTTAAAAAATATGAAATTGCAACCTCTGGTTCTAGATAACAGTAATCTTCTAGAAACTATTAATCAATTAGTTAATATGAATTCTAAATTTGAAAAATATTTAAATAAATTTGATGTAATATATAAAATCGATGGTTCTATTTTACCTTACAATAAAGGTAAGTATGAAATGTATAAAGAAACTAAATTATTATTTACTGGTAAAAACTGTAATGTTCGAGCTTATGAGGTAGATAGAAATGGAGATGTTACTATGTGTTGTTTTGAAAATGAACAAAAACCAATAGGAAATATTTTTCTTGATCCTTCTAAAAATTTATTAAATGGTAAAGTTATAAAATGCCAACAAAAAAAATGTCAATTTAACATAATTAGCTTTGAAGTTGAATTAAATGAAACTTTATGATGTAAACAATTTAGAATATTTGAATGGTTCAGAATATACTCAAATAAGTGACTATTTGAGAAACATTCGTTTGTCTAGAGAAAAGTTATTACTTGAACGCTATCCAGATTTTAGAGTTAAACGTAGAGTAGATACTACAACAAAAGAATATAATGAAAATAAATTTTATTATCCTTTACACTTTAACATTCCTCATTTTGATGTTGAGTTTGTTGAAATGATTGTACATAAAGGTATGGAAGGTTTTTTTGAACTAAACGAATTTGCATTTCAACTTAATGCTAGTTCAAAAACTATGTTTCATAGAAAACTTTGGAATGATAGAAATATAGAACTTAAAGATAATTTTTTAAATTTTGTATATAATCATTGTAAAAAACACCAACAAAATAAAGAATTTGATTTATTAGAAGAAACGGCTTTTTTTATATTTGAAAAGAGTGATTCGTTATTTGATTATTACAAAAATTTTATCTATAATGATGAGTATCTATTTGCTACACTGGATGATTATAGAGAATTATTTGATCAATTAGTTGAAAAGAAAATTTGGTTAAGTAAAGAAGGTGATCTTTATAAATTGTATGATAATATTGAATTTGATGATGTAAAAGGGTTTGATATGAAATTATTGTATCATACGGGTCAATTATCCAATATCGATTTAATTCATATTGAAAGTGTTTATAAACAGAGGGTTAAAGTATTGAGTTCTTTAACAAGTAAATTAAATTTTATACCTGTAGACGATCAAAATAATGAATTTAATGGCATGTGGGGATCACCAAAAATTGGAAATAAAGTTTTATTTGCTCCACAAAGTTTAATTTTTTATAATTCATAAGTATAAATTAATTATTAATGTTCAATTTGAAAAATAAAATAACTGTAAAAGAATTATTAGAATATTCTTATAAAGAAAATTTATCTCATATTCCTAGTGCTTTAAGTATGTTAGATTATGTTGATGAATTATTTACAAATGAAATTGTAACTCCAAATGATTGTATTGTTATAGGTAAACCTTTTGGTGCGCAAACTTATTATTTAATCTGGAAAAAATTAAAATACCTCGATGAGGTAGAAAACCTTAGTATAGGTGTTAAACATGACGAAATTAGTTTTGTTGATTACAGTGAAGAAACAATGGGTAATGCTTTAGGAGTTTCAATTGGTATAGCACTGGTAAATAAAAATAAAAAAGTTTGGGTTAATATTAGTGATGCGACCCTTCAAATGGGAAACACAATCGAAGCTATTCAATTTATAGGACATAACAATATTAAAAATATTTTTGTAACAGTAGATTATAATAATTCACAAGTTACTGGTAAAATAGATGAAATTTTATCAGTTCATCCTATTATTGACATGTGTAAACTTTATAATTGGCACATACAAGAAGTGGAAGGACATAATCGTAAAGAAATTTTAGATTCTTATAATAGTATTTCTTCTGAAAAACCTAATATTATTTTTTTAAAAACGATTAAGGGTAGTGGCGTAATTTCTATGGAAAAGGATATTAAAAAATGGCATTACAAAAAAATAGAGACATTAACAGAATTACAATCATTGGTGGTGGAACTACAGGATACTTAACTACATTTTATCTAAGTAATCAGTATCCAGACAAAGAGATTACTTGGATATATCCAGAAGAAAACAATCCTATTGGTGTTGGTGAAGCTTTGGTACCTAGAAGTAGTCATTTCCTCTCTAAGATAGGAATAGGAATGTCTAATTTAGATATAATTCATCATTGTAACGGAACATTAAAATTAGGTATAGTATTTGATGGATTTAATAGGCCGGGTGAACAGTTTGATTTTCCTTTTGGTCTAGGTGAACCTTTACCGTATAATGCCACGTCCACAAGACGTATGATGAAAACAGAAAAAGTGTCGGAAAATGTATTAAATTATCCAGATACATCAACACATTTTAGAAGTACTGAATTGTTGAATTATTTAGATACACAAGTACATAATTTAAAAAATGTTACTATTAAAAGGCAAACAGCAGTTTTGGAAGAAATAGAAAATACTTATGATTTTTTAATAGATTGTACGGGATTAAATAGTAAGTTTAGTTACATACCTGATAATTACTTTGATATTAGCCATATCATACCAAATAATTGTGCATTAGTTTACCGCCACTCTTACACAAATCGCGCAGAACAATGCAAACCATACTCAATATTTAAGGCAATGAATTACGGATGGGTTTGGAATATTCCACTTGGAGATCAATTGGCCATGGGATATGTACACAGTGATAAATTTGATGTTATGTCTGAATTTATCCAAGCAATAAAAGAAAAATTAAATGTCGATGTTACAGAAAAAGATATTCGTCGAGTAAAGTTTAGTACAGGTAGATGTAAAATACATTTGAAGAATAATGTAGTTAGAGTTGGTTTAGCTTCCGGATTTATAGAACCTATAGAATCAACAGGAATTTATCTCGTAACAAGTGCTCTCGAAAAGATTACACGTTATTTGGATGGTGAAATAACCGAAAATGATTATAACAATCAAGTTAATAAAAATTATGATGATATAATTAATTTTGTTGTGGCACATTACAAGTACAGTAAACGAGAAAATGAATACTGGAATCATTATAAAAATATTCCAGTAGAAAGGTATAGAGAAACGGAGATATTTCCTGTGGAAGCTTGGGATTATATACTATCCGGTTTTGACAGTGAAATTAAAACACCTAGTGACCAAATGGATCCAACAGAAATTATTAAAATACAAAAAGGTATGAATTATATTGACTGGTTGGAACGCGAACGTAATGGATGGTATAATTGAGAAAATATTTAAATAGATTTTTAAATTTATATAAAGGAGAAGTTTATTTTTTACATTGTGACATGTGGAAATGGACAGATGGAAATTACAATATAATAAATTGTGGAGTACAGGAACCCAACATGATTAATATTGCAGCTGGGTTAGCAAGTCAAGGGAAAAAAGTAATTATTTACGGAGTTGCCGGATTTGTGATTTATAAATCTTATGAGCAGATTAAACTAAACATCAAAGGTTGGGCAGAAAAATATGGAAGTATAGTATTTGTTAACGCTGGTCATAATGGTTGTTATAGTATTTGTGGTAGAGGACATTTAGTTTTCGATGATCACCAACTTATGAAAGCTTTAGATATTCCTCTTTATGATCCAAAAGATTCTTCAACTTTTATAAAAAATTTGAAAGATGGATTAAAATATAATGGAGTCAGATTTATACGTTTAGGTTGGGACGACGCTCTCTGGAAAAGTAATTTGTTGGAAGAATAATTATGAAACGTGTTGTTGTTACAGGTTCTACTGGATTTATAGGTAAAAATTTAGTTAAACTTTTAGAAGAAAATGGTGATACTGTCTACGAAATAGGTAGAAATTTTCGACAAATCGATTGCGATATTATTTACCATTTAGCTTGTCCAAGCACAACGAATTTTATAGTAAATAATCCAACCAAAACTATGGATATAATATTCGATGTTACTAGAGAAGCATTAAAAATAAATTCAACAGCTTTATTCGTAAATGCCAGTAGTATGGGAGTATTAAGTGTTGACAACACAGCACAAGAATGTTATAATATAGCAAAACAAAGTATGGAAGTTTATTTGAAATATTCTGGTAGAAATTATGTAAACTATAGGATACCAAGTGTCTACGGAATAGGTATGCAAGACGATTGTTTTATTAAACGATGTGTAAATAAAAAAGCATATAAACCTAAAGATTTTAACAAAATTCATTATATAGCTCACGTTGATAAAGTTGTTAAATGTATGGTAGAATTAAAAGAATTGGAGATCGAACAAATAACCTTAGGTGAAATTTACGAAAATTTTACTTCAGGTAAAAGGGGTTTAGATAAATGAATAATTTGAATGTTGATTATAAACCCTCACAATTAAAAATTGTGGATAGTGATGTTGGATTACTATTTGACATCTGTAAACAAAATATGAAAGAGAAAAATGCGTTAGTTGGATTTGAAAACGAAGTCAATTTACTTTTCAAAATACATTTTAATGCTGGAGGGACTCTAAAAGAAGTTAGAGAATTTTTAATTAATACAAAACTTTATTCATATTTAAAAATTTTTATAGATGAAGTTGAAAAAGATAAAATTAAAACTCTCTCACAATTCGTTTGTTGGATACAAGGAAATGATAAATCTTTACCTATTAATAATATAAAAAAACTTAGTGCTCATACTCATCCATATAGAATACATGATGACTCAGTTCCCATTAACACCCGCACTTTTATTGTACCTATTTTAATTAGAGAAGAAATAAAGGAATATTTTTGGTTCAAGTATATAGAGAATACTATGGATACCATGCCTAAAAAATCTTTATTGTCCGGGTTTAATGACTCTTTTGATTTTATTAATTGGTGGGAGAAACTTAGAGTAAATTTTCCCGGTGAAGAAAAAAAATATTTTTTACCAAATATAAATCAACAAATGATTATCAATTTTAATTCTAGAAATTGGTTGCATGGAATTGATGACATAAATTCAAATTTATATTTGTATATTTTATTTGATGATATAATTTATGAATAATATTATTTTAGGTGGTGCTGGTTTTATTGGTCAAAATTTAACACATAAACTATTAAAAACAAGACAAGAACGTGTTACTATTATTGACAATTTAAAAACCTCTAGTATAAATTTAGATGACTTTTCAGAATATAAAAATTTGTTTGAATTTATTGAAGCTGATATTATAAAAATGGATGATAATGATTTACTGAGACTTTTTAGGAAAAATCATAGGATATTTCATTTAGCCGGTAGTGTTGGTGTTGAATATATCGACAAATATCCATCTGAAACACTTTTTAATAATATTGAATTAAATAATAAACTCTTACCACTATTTGAAAAAGTTAAAAGGCATGTTGTATTTTCTAGTACAAGTGAGGTGTATGGAGAAGGTCCATTTTCAGAAGAATCAAATGCTAACATAGGTCCTAGTAGTAAACTTCGGTGGGGTTACGCTACCAGTAAACTTATGATGGAGTTTATGATTCGAGCTAGTAATTTTCCATATACGATAGTTCGATTTTTTAATGTTGTAGGTCCCGGCCAATTGGCAGATTACGGTATGGTCCTTCCAAAATTTGTACAGGCTGCTAAATCGAATGAAGATTTAATAGTATATGGGACAGGACAACAAATAAGATGTTTTTGTCATATAGATGATGCATTAAATTCTTTAATTAAAGTATCTTCAATCCAAGGAGAATTATTCAATATAGGCAATGATATTCCTATGACAATCGACGATTTAGCAAAAAGAGTAATAGAAATAACAAACTCCAAAAGTAAGATAATTCACGTACCTTATGAAAACGCTTTTTCTAAAAATCACGGTGACATAAAAGTTAGGATTCCAGATTTAACAAAAATTAAAAAATATATTAATTATTCACCATCTAAAAATATAGATGACATTATTAGAGATATGTTATGAGAACACTTTTTTTATTTGCCCATCCAGATGATGAAAGTTATGGACCGGCAGGAACTATAGCTAAAACATCTTTGAAAAATGAAACTTTAGTTGTATCACTATGTGATGGTAGTAGACCTGGAAATGAACAAGTTTCTTACGAAAGAAAAAAATCTTTTAAACAAGCTTGTGATTTGTTGGGTGCTAGATCAGAAATATATAACTTTTCCGACTGTTTATTGTCTTTACCAGAAACTAAAAGTTTAGTTGAAAATATTGTAAATAATTTTAAACCCGAAATAGTTTATACACACAGTATAGGTGATTTACACAAGGACCATAGAATAGTTTCACAATCATGTATGGTGGCATGCCGCCCTAAACTAAATTCTACAGTAAAAAAACTTTATTTTTCAGAAATGCCAGCAAGTAGTGATTGGTCTTTTTCTCAGATTGTTTCTAAATTTGAACCTAATACATATGTGGATGTATCTAATTTTATAGACTTAAAAAAACGAGTTTTAAATTTATATTCAACAGAAATCTATGAGTATCCAGATGCTCGCAGCGTGGAGTCGATGGAAATACGATCAAAGTTTAGAGGTGTTCAAGTTGGAGTAAAATACGCTGAAGCTTTTCAACTCATTTTTTCTAGAGATTAAATACTTAATTTTTTTTCTATATATTTATCAACAAAAATTTGAAAATTAGAACCTAATGCATCTTCATGGTAAACCGATGTTAATGATAATTTATCGTCTAAAGGTAAAACATTTCCTTTTTCGTCACAATACATTTGAGCTAATTTAAGAGCAGCTGGTTTTTTTAAATCAATTCCTCCAATTTCATAGACTTCTTTTTCAATTTCTGCTGTCCAACGTATAGCATCATATATACTCATATCATTATTTTCCCAAGAAAAACCTTCTGAATCTCCAACTTTAATGTCGAAGTTATCATGGTGGATTATCATTTTTATTTTTTCTAGCATTATTTTTTCATCCAACACTATTTCACGATAACCTAATTTTTCATATTCTTCATCAAGTTTAGAATTTCTTGCACCCGGTATTGGTTTGTGAATTTCTAAAACATTTGGTGCTACGACTTGATCTCTCCAGTTTTTTATTAACCATTTTTTTGTTTGTTCTAAGCTTTCTAAAGTTTCACCGGGAAGTCCTGCAATTAAAGCAATAGTTCCTTTATAACGATTTCCTACATGACTTTTAAAAAAATTTTTTACTTCAATCATTCCTTCTTTTAATTTTTCAGGATTCATACCTTTACCAATATATTTTCCCGCTTTTTCATTGAACGTTTCTATACCATAGTAATGAGCAGTCACTCCCATACGTAATAATTCTTCCCTATCTTTTTTTCTTGATACTAATAAATCTGCTCTTATGAAAGATGACATAAAAGGTTTCCAAGGTAACCTGTCTACAACATCAGCAAATTTAGTAAGCTTTTCTGTATAGTCATTAAACGTTTCATCTGCAATAGTGTAATCTCTTATACCATAATTATCATAATTAAACATTAATTGTTCATATACACTTTCTGGATCTCTCGTATAATCTCCTTTAACTCCCAAAATAGGAAAATTACAAAAAGAACATTTAAATTTACAACCGCGAGAAAATTCTATTTGACCAAATTCATGCTCAGTATAAAAATCTCTAGGCTCATATTTTATAATTGCTTCGGGAAAAGGGTGTGCAGGATATTTGTGTAATGTACTGATTGTTTTTGTTTTTTTCTCTTTTAATATCAACGCAGCATCAAAGTTAGGTTTTTCTCCATTCGAAAATAGATAAGAAAGTAATGCTTTAAGTCCTATCTCCCCATAACCAACCAGATAATAGTCTAAAATAGAAAACTTTTCTGTCATTAGGCCTTGACCGCCACCAATTAAAATTATACTTGGATAAGTTTTTTTAATCCATTTCATAAATTGAACAACCACTTCTTCTTGGGGAATTCTATTGAATATAAAAGAAAAACCAAAAAATTTTGTATTTTTATTAATTCTAGATTTTGCTAATTCTTGAAGTTTTTCTAAAGGCCATCTAACTGAAAAGTCTATAACTTCGGCATCCCATCCGTCTGTTCTTAATTGAGAAGCTATTCTGTGAGCACCAGCAGAACGGTGATAGTTATTTACACCAAATAATAAGCAATGATTCATTTTTAAAAGTCGTAATTAAAATTGTTCAGGTCATATTCAAACATACTTCGAATAATTTTTTTGTTTTGATTATTATAATAAGTTTTATATTCGTTGTGATCACTAGTATTTATAATAGGTATTAAAGTGCATTTTTTTAATTTGAATATGTCTTTCAATATTCCCATATCATGATTAAGTTTTTCAATCTTAATTACATAGTCTATTTTTTCCCAATTAAACCAAAATCCTTGAGGTGCTCGTCTAGGCCAACTACTTTCACCATTAAAACTCATAACCTCATTCTTTTCATTAAATTCACTAGACGTATCAAATAAACAATTTAACCAATAATCAAAACCTTTTTTGTATAATTTTACAGTTTTCAAATCATCTATTAAGTTGATTGATTTTTTTTCTTTAATTTTTCTTTCCGCATTTTGACCTAAATAATGAAAAATGCTTACGGTTCTAGAAAAAGGATTTCTAACAAAACTAAAAACTATACCTAAATCTTGCCATATTTGTTTAGATTGCTGTAAAGTGTAGTGATTGAATTCATTTTTATATTTAATTTTATTTTCAATTACCCATGATTCGAAACTATTTCCGGCATTTTTAGGAATGTGTATAAAAGTTGATTTTGGATTTTCAAAAAGTAGTGGCATAAATTTATTTTAAATTTTAACGTATCTGTTATGATTCTAGAGAATATAAATCTTTCACATTTAAAAAAAATTGAAAATGTGGGTAATAACTTAAAAGCTACCTTATACTATGATAATAACTTTTATTACAAAATAATAAATAATATTTCATATTATTCAAGAACTTCTTTAGGTTATTATATTTTAGACGGACTAAATTTACAATGGTTAGGTATGAAAGAAATGTCTATTTATCATACGGGTTTAATAACTCAAGAGACTGTGCCTGCATTTCATGAATTCATTTATGACAATGGTATTTGTTGTGGTTACTCTACTTATAGAGGAAAACTCGTAGATCAAAATCTCAAAAGTACCAATCAAGTAAAATTTTTAAAATATATAAAAAAGTTAGTGGATCATTCAGTCAAATGTGGTTGGGGATATGTATCTCTAAATCTTCACAATATAATAGAGTATAAAGAAGAATTAAGTTTTATTGATTTAGATTTTGCGCCCATAAAACTTAATCATGGTTTTTCTTTTGATGAAAATGAAAAGAAAGTTTGGCAAAATGAATTTAGATCGGACATCTATTTCAAAATGTTGTCATCAAAACTCAACTTGACAAATTAATATTTTCTATTGCGAGTCTTTCTTTTCCATAAAATTGATTAATACCATAAGTTTTCAATATCGATTTATATAATCCATTTAAGTCATCATTATAAGGAAAACAAAACTTATTTGGAAATAAATTTAGTTTTTTATGAAACCACTCTAACATAAGTTCAGTGTCTTTTTTAATATGACTTATTGTGTCGTTTAAGTTAGAAAACAAATTTAAATTTTTATGAAAATGTGAATGTCCTCCAATGAAAACATTTTTTTCTTCGGATAAATATTTTATCTGTTCTAATGTCATAAAATTTTCTTTATTACCCATATAAGCTTTTTTGTGGCATTCTTCTGAATTAATAAAAAGTTTGGATTGTTTACCGTCACAAATAATATCTGTTGAAATAAAAAATATTTTTTCTGTTTTTAGTTTTTTAATTTTTGGATAGTAATAAAAATGGTTGTAAAGACCGTCATCAAATGTTAAAATGTAATCTTCCAATCGATGATTCAAGAGTTTATCTTGAATCGTGTGTATCATTAAAATAGTCTTTTCCATGCAAAATAAATATAGGTATTAATAGGAGGTATTAATGTTAAATGTAACCGAGTCTGCGATCAACGAAATTAAACAATATTTAGATGAAGAAAATAAGTACTTGCGAGTCTACGTTGAGGGTGGAGGATGCTCTGGATTTAGATATGGATTCGACTTTGAAGAAGAACTTTCTGAAGATGATTTTGAAATTCCTCTTGATGGATTTTCTATTCTTGTAGATTCTTTTAGTATGCAATATTTAAGTTCTGCAACTTTGAATTTCAAAGAAGATATTATGGGCCATACCTTTACAATAGAAAATCCTAATGCACAAACAACTTGTGGTTGCGGAAGTAGTTTTTCTGTTTAGGTAAAGATATTGGTTTGACTAAATACCACGTTAACAAGAGGAGTTTAATGTGGCTGAATTTGTAGAACTTACAATAGATCAGGGTGCTACTTTTAATACTGTAATTACAGTGAATGATGGCACTGGAGCTGGTCAAAACCTATTCGGTTATACCGCTAGGTCTCAAATGCGTAAATCTTATTATTCCTCAACAAAATACGATTTTAATGTTCAGGTGACGACTCCTAATATAGGAGAAATCACTATGATAATGTCGGCAGCAAATACCGCAAATTTAACCCCAGGACGATACGTTTATGATGTTGAAATAGATGATGGTGCAGGTGAAGTGACACGAATATTTGAAGGTATAATTACTGTCCTCCCTAACGTAACGAGATAAAAATGCCAATAAATGTAAACGTAAAGCCGCAAAAAACAACCATATCTTCTGTTACCGTGGCTAGAACTGCAAATCTAAGTCTCTCTCAATTAAATAATGTAGAAACTCAAGGATCTCAGGACGGTTTTGTTTTGACTTATGAGGCTGGTTCTAATAAATTTGTTATGAAAGAAATTCCAGTAATTAATGGTGGAAGTTTCTAAGTGTCAACAGCAATTGTAACAAAGTATTCTACAGCGAATACTACTCCAGAACCAAATCAATTATTAGGCGGCGAATTAGCTTATTCTTTTGTTTCGGGAAATTTATTCATAGGAACAGACGCAGGTTCTTATGAAATCATTGGCGGTTCATATTATACTAATATGTTGGATAGAAGAAGTAATACAACTTCTTCTAATACTATAGTTGAGAGAAATGCAGCTGGTGATATACAATCTCGCGTTTTTGTTTCAACCTCGGTTGTTACACCTGGATTTATTGGTAATTTAGATGGTATAGCAAATTCTGCTAATTCTATTTTTAACCCCGTTGAAATAATTTTAACTGGAAACCTTAACGGAACAGCAGTAACAACTTTTAGTAATTCTGTTACTATTCAGACAGAATTGGATTCTACTGGCGTTAACGCAGGAACTTATGGTAATTCCACAACAATTCCTGTAATCACTGTAGATGAAAGTGGTAGAATTACTCAGGCTTCGAATCTATCAATATCAGTAGCAACACAGCAACAATCTGATGCGGCTTTTGAGAAAGCTAATTTAGCAAACGTATTGGCGCAGGCGGCCTTTAATGCGGCAAACACTTCAACACCATCTTTTAATCAAACGGCATTTAATCATGCTAACGCAGCCTTCAATACTGCAAACAATGTTGTAAGTGCTTCTTTATATGCTAACGCCAGTTTTGAAATAGCTAATATTGCACTATTAAGTTCTTTAAATTCTTACGTACACGCAAATGCAGCTTTTGTTGCAGCTAATACAGATATAAATGCTAGTGAAACTGCTAATCAAGCATATAATTTAGCTAGTTATATATCAACTACAGTAAATGCTGCTTTTGCAGTTGCTAATAGTTCTTTAAGCACATCTTCTAATACTGCTGCTTTAGTTGACGCTTTATCTGACAATATAGATGCGGTACAGAATGATGCAATAAATGCTTTTTACGTTTCTACCACAACAAATATATCGACGACACTTGCATATGCTCACGCAAACGCTTCATATAACACTGCAAATTCTAAGTTAAATTTAAGTGGCGGTACAGTTTCGGGTAACTTAACAGTTACAGGTAATTTAACTGTAACTGGTAATGTAAATTACATAGCAACAAATCAGTTGAATATCGGTGATAATATCATCACACTTAATGCTGATTTGGGTCAAGCAGCAGAACCAACTCAAGATGCTGGTATTGAAGTAGAAAGAGGTTCATCTCCAAATGTTTATTTTATTTGGAATGAAACCACAGATAGTTGGACATTTACAAATGATGGTTCAAACTATAGTAATGTAGGATCGGGAGCAGCAAGTTCTTATGCCAATGCCGCTTTCGATTTGGCTAATACTGCTTTTGCGGTAGGAACTCAATCTACTGTTTCAGTTGCTTCGGCATTTAATAGAACAAATGCGGCTTTTGCAACCGTAAACACCACTATAAGTGTTTTGAATGTTGTATATAACACGGTAAATTCTGCGTTTACAAAAGCCAATACTCCTAGTGAACATGCTAACGCAGCATATCTACAGGCTAATGCTGCATTTGCAGCTGCTAATGCTACGAGTCCAACATTTAACCAATCTGCTTTCGATAGAGCAAATGCAGCATTTGATTCGTCAAACAGTGTTGCAAATGTGGTTGGTTCTTATGCTAACTCCGCCTTTATACATTCTAATGCTGCATTTGCTTATGCAAATACAATATCATTAGGTGCAACTGACATATATGCAAGAAATCATGCTAATGCCTCTTATGCTAATGGCAACTTAAATTTTGCCTTTGCTAACTCGGCACATTTACAAGCAAATCTTGCTGTAATTATTGCACTTGCTTCCTATGCGAAGGCAAACTCAATTATTGATTTAGCAACAGGTCAAGCTGCGTATGATACCGCAAATGCTTCTTTTAATCAATCGAATACAGCGTATATTCATGCAAATGCATCTTTTAATTTTGCAAATACTCTTGCTGCATCATCGATAGATTTTTATGCTAGACCACATGTAAATGCTGCTTATAGTCACGCAAACTCTGCACACGCATTAGCAAACACAAAATTTGCTTCTGCTGGTGGTACAATTTCTGGTGATGTTACAATTAATGCGAACCTAACAATACAAGGTTCTTCTGTAACAGTAAGTGTGCCTAGTCTTTCGATTGAAGATAATATTATCGATATTTCGGCCGAGACTATAGGTACTCCGACGCAAAATGCTGGTATTAGAGTCATTCGTGGTGATGAAGTTCCAGTTCAATTTAGATGGAATGAATCTTTATTAAGATGGACCTTTACAAATGATGGAATTTTGTATAGTTTTGTGGGATCTGCAGCGGCAGAAGTTTATGCAAACACTGCCTATTTACATGCTAATGCAGCTTTTAATTCACAGAACACTACAGGTGCTTATGCTAACGCAGCATTTATAAGTCAGAACACCACTGGAGTATACACTAATGCTGCATTTGCTGCTGCTAATACTTCGGATCAACGAGCAGTAATTTCTGGTGCTTATGCTAATGCAGCATTTACTAGTCAAAATACTACCGGTGTATATGCTAACGCTGCATATTTACAAGCAAATGCGGCTTTTGATTCTCAAAATGTTGGATCCAATTACGCCAATTCAGCTTTCTTAAAAGCTAATGCCGCTTTTGATTCGCAGAATACTACAGGTGTATATGCTAACGCTGCTTACGGAACAGCAAATAGTAAGTTCTCTAGTTCTGGTGGAACAATTTCTGGTGATGTTACTGTTTCTGGTAATTTAACAATCGTTGGAACTACAGTATACGCTAACACGGAAACAATTTTAATTAAAGATAATATTGTTACGTTAAACGCATCTATTGGCCAAGCGGATGTTCCCACATTTAATGCTGGTTTAGAAATTGATAGAGGTTTATCTTCGAATGTATCTTTTATTTGGAATGAAAGTGTAGATTATTGGCAATATACTGTAGACGGTACAAATTTTGTAAATGTAGCATCTTCTTCATCAGAAGTTTATGCTAATGCGGCCTTTGTTGCACAAAATACTACAGGTGTTTATGCAAATTCAGCTTACGCTGCATCGAATACTGCTGACCAGAAAGCCGTAAGTTCCGGATCTTACGCTAACTCAGCATACGGTCAAGCTAACACTGCTACCACTAATGCAGCAATAGCCGATCAAAGAGCGGTTACTTCTGGTGATTATGCCAATGCTTCATTTAGTACCGCTAATACTGCTGACCAAAGAGCGGTAACATCAGGTAGCTATGCGAACTCTGCTTATTCACAGGCAAATACCGCAAATAATAGTGCTGCGACAGCTGATTTGAAAGCTGTAAGTGCTGGTTCATACGCAAATGGTGCCTTTGTTGCAGCGAATACTGCTGATGCTAAATCTGTAGTTTCAGGCACTTATGCTAATGCTGCTTATGGTCAAGCTAACACAGCCACCACGATGACCAAAGAGCCGTAACTTCAGGTAGTTATGCTAATGCGGCTTATGGCCAAGCCAACACTGCTACCACCAATGCAGCTACAGCAGATCAACGTGCAGTAACTTCAGGTGATTACGCTAACAGTGCATATGTACAAGCTAATACTGCTGATGCTAAATCTGTAGTTTCAGGCACTTATGCTAATGCTGCTTATGGTCAAGCTAACACAGCAACTACTAGTGCAACCACAGCAGACCAAAGAGCAGTTACTTCAGGTGATTACGCTAACTCAGCATTTAGTACAGCTAACACATCGGATCAAAGAGCAACAACTTCTGGTAGATATGCTAATTCTGCTTACGCTCAAGCTAATACCGCCACAACAAATGCTGCAACAGCTGATCAGAAAGCAGTAAGTGCCGGATCTTATGCTAACTCGGCATTTTCTACTGCGAATGGTAAGTTCTCATCTTCTGGTGGTACAGTAAGTGGTGACGTTATCATCACAGGTAATGTAACTATTCAAGGTAACACGGCTGAATTTAGTGTTCCACATTTCATAGTACAAGATGGAATAATTGATGTCAATATAGAACAAATTGGAAGTAACCCTACTGAAAATGCAGGTTTGAGAGCTCTTTGACCAAAGAGCCGTAACTTCAGGTAGTTATGCTAATGCGGCTTATGGCCAAGCCAACACTGCTACCACCAATGCAGCTACAGCAGATCAACGTGCAGTAACTTCAGGTGATTATGCTAACAGCGCATATGGACAAGCTAATACTGCTGATCAAAGAGCTGTAACATCAGGTTCATATGCTAACTCAGCATATAGTCAAGCCAATACAGCAACTAACAATGCTGCTACTGCGGATCAACGTGCTGTAACTTCAGGTGATTATGCCAACTCGGCATTTGGTACGGCTAACACATCCGATCAAAGAGCTGTAACGAGTGGTACATATGCTAATGGTGCCTTTGTCGCAGCAAATACAGCTGATCAACGTGCTGTAACTTCTGGTGCTTACGCTAATGCTGCTTATGGCCAAGCCAATACAGCAACTACCAATGCTGCAACAGCTGATCAGCGTGCTGTAACTTCAGGTGATTATGCTAATTCAGGATTTGGTGTTGCTAATACCGCAGATCAAAGAGCAGTAACGAGCGGTACATATGCTAATGCTGCTTATGGTCAGGCTAATAGTGCTATTAATAGTTCTGGTGTAGCAGACCAACGTGCTGTAACTTCAGGTGATTATGCTAACAGTGCGTATGGTCAAGCCAACACTGCTACCACTAATGCTGCTACTGCTGATCAACGTGCAGTAACATCTGGTGATTATGCTAACAGTGCGTATGGTTTAGCAAATAATAAGTTTGATTCTGTTGGCGGTACAATCTCTGGTGACGTTTTAATTACTGGTAATTTAGTCATATCTGGAAATGCTTCTACAATTAACGTATCGACCTTAAGAATAGATGACTCGTTAATTCAGTTAGCTTCTAATAATGAAACTTCAGATGCACTAGATATTGGTTTTTTTGGACATTATAGTCAGGACGCAGGTGTAAATAAGAGACATACCGGTTTGTTCCGTGATGCATCAGATGGTGTATATTATCTGTTTGAAAATTATGAAGATCCAAGTTTTGATACAGTTACGCCAAATAATACTATTGACGTATCAAATACAAGTTTTGTAATTGCTAATTTAAAAGCTAATGTCGTAACTCAATCTATATTAGTTCGTGGTTATGATCCAGTTAATTATGCAAATAGTGTATATGCTCATGCAAATGCCTCTTATGTAGCGGCAAATACTGCTTTAGCAGATGCTTTAGCCTTTGCCATTGCGTTAGGATAAATATCATTTATTGAGGAAAATAAATGCCGAATACATTTAAGAATAGTTTTAAACAATCTGTAGGACAAACAGCTGAAACAGTTTATACAGCTGGTAGTGGTGTTCAAGCCACTGTAATAGGTATGACTATTGCGAACATTACTGCAAGTGATGTAAAAGCTACCGTTTTTGTAAATTCATCTGGAACAGATTATTTTCTAGTAAAAAGCGCGACGATAGAACCTGGAAGTGCATTAGTTCCTATTGGAGGAGATCAAAAACTTGTTTTGGAAGCTAGCGATTATCTTAAAGTTCAATCAGATACATCTACTTCATTAGATGTTGTCTTAAGCGTACTAGAAATAACATAACATGTCATATACTTACATTGGTAACCAATCTACTGACAGTAAACTAAAAAAAGTTCAGTTAGATGCTAACTCAGCACATCTAACCGCTAATTCTTCTGGAGTTTACGCTAACGCTGCTTATGGGCAAGCAAATACTGCTGATCAAAGAGCCGTAACTTCAGGATCATATGCTAACAGTGCTTATGGAACAGCGAATACCGCAGATCAGCGTGCCGTAACTTCAGGTGATTATGCTAATTCAGGATTTGGTGTTGCTAATACCGCAGATCAGCGTGCTGTAACTTCAGGTGATTATGCTAATTCGGGATTTAATGTTGCTAACACCGCAGATCAAAGAGCAGTAACGAGCGGTACATATGCTAATGCTGCTTATGGTCAGGCTAATACAGCAACAACAAATGCTGCGACTGCGGATCAAAGAGCAGTAACATCTGGTGATTATGCTAATTCTGGATTTGCTGCAGCAAATACAGCTGATCAACGTGCTGTAACAAGTGGTTCTTATGCTAACGCTGCTTATGGGCAGGCTAACACAGCAACTACCAATGCAGCTACAGCAGATCAACGTGCAGTAACAAGTGGTTCTTATGCTAATGCTGCATTTAACACGGCTAATACTGCTGATCAACGTGCTGTAACTTCAGGTGATTATGCCAATTCTGCTTATAGTGTTGCTAATAGTGCGACGCAATTTTCATCATCTTCTGGCACTTACGCCAATGCTGCTTACGGTACAGCAAATTCAGCTTCAGTTTATGCTAATGCTGGATATGCTATTGCTAATACGGCTGATCAGAGAGCAATAACTTCTGGTTCATATGCTAACTCAGCCTATGGACAGGCCAATACAGCAACAAACAACGCTGCTACAGCAGATCAAAAAGCTGTAAGTGCTGGAGATTATGCTAACTCAGCCTATGGACAGGCCAATACAGCAACAAACAACGCTGCTACAGCAGATCAAAAAGCGGTTTCATCTGGCACCTACGCTAACTCAGCCTACGGACAGGCCAACACAGCAACTACCAATGCTGCGACAGCGGATCAAAAAGCTGTAACTTCAGGTTCGTATGCTAACTCAGCATTTGGTCAAGCCAATACAGCAACTAACAATGCTGCTACTGCTGACCAGCGAGCAGTAACAAGTGGTGATTATGCCAATTCTGCTTTTATTTCAGCAAACACGGCCGATCAAAGAGCAGTAACTTCAGGCACTTACGCCAATGATGCTTATGGTCTTGCTAACACAGCTGATCAAAAAGCAGTTTCATCTGGATCATACGCCAATTCAGCATTTGTTACCGCTAATACATCCGATCAAAAAGCTGTAACAAGTGGATCCTATGCTAACTCTGCATATGGCCAGGCAAATACTGCTACCACTAATGCTGCAACAGCCGATCAAAAAGCTGTAACATCTGGTAGTTATGCTAATTCAGCATATACTTTAGCTAACACAAGATATTCCTCATCAGGCGGTACGATTTCTGGTGATGTTGTAATTAATGGTAATTTAAGTATAAGTGGAACGCAAACTATAGTTAATACAGAAACTATACAGTTAGCTGATAACATCATCGACCTGAATAGTAATTTTACTGTAGGTAATCCTACTGAAAGTGCTGGATTAAGAGTTATACGTGGTGATGAAACTCCAGTGCAATTTAGATGGAACGAAACACTAAAATCATGGCAGTTTACAAATAATGGTGCGTTTTATGATAACGTAGCGGCACAATCCACAGAATCTTATGCTAACTCGGCATTTGCAACCGCGAATACATCTAGTCAAAAATCAGACTCGGCTAGTTCTTATGCGAATTCTGCATTTGTTGGTGCGAATACCGCAAATACTAATGCTATAATTGCTGGTTCTTATGCTAACTCAGCATACGCTTTAGCTAATTCTATATCATCTGGTGCTGTAGACACTTACGCTAGACCTCATGCTAATGCTGCATTTGGTGTTGCCAATTCAGCGTCTAGTTATGCTAACGGTGCTTTTGTTGCAGCTAATACGGCTGATCAAAAAGCAGTAACTTCGGGAGTATATGCTAATGCTGCTTTTGCAGCTGCTAATAATTCAACTGATACTTGGGTAAGAAATGCTGCTAATGCTGCTTCGAGTTATGCCAATTCAGCATACGGCCAAGCTAACACTGCTACCACTAACGCTGCTACCGCTGATCAAAAATCTGTAACTTCTGGTGTTTATGCTAATACTGCATATGACCAGGCTAATACGGCGGATCAAAAAGCTGTTGCATCAGGATCTTATGCTAACTCTGCTTATACTCAAGCTAACACCGCTACAACAAATGCAACAACGGCTGATCAAAGAGCTGTAACAAGTGGTTCGTATGCTAATTCTGGGTTTAGTGCTGCTAATACATCAGATCAAAGAGCTGTAACTTCTGGTGTTTATGCTAATACTTCGTTTAGTGCAGCTAATACAGCAGATCAAAGAGCAGTAACATCTGGTTCTTATGCTAATTCAGCATATGGTCAAGCAAATACTGCCACAACAAATGCAGCAACAGCAGATCAAAGAGCAGTAACTTCAGGTGTTTATGCTAATGCTGCTTATGCTTTAGCTAATTCGGTATCTTCTGGTTCAGTAGATAATTATGCTAGACCACACGCTAATGCTGCTTATGATACTGCCAACTCAGCATCAAGTTATGCTAATGGTGCTTTTGTTGCGGCTAATACGGCTGATCAAAGAGCTGTGGCATCTGGTAGTTATGCCAATTCTGCTTTCACTGGTGCTAATACTGCCGATCAAAGAGCAGTAACTTCTGGTGTTTATGCTAATGCTGCTTATGGACAGGCTAATACGGCGGATCAAAGAGCAGTAACTTCTGGTGTTTATGCTAATGCTGCTTATGCTTTAGCTAATACTCGTTACTCATCTTCTGGTGGCACAGTAAGTGGCGATGTTGTAATTACAGGTAACTTAACAGTTAGTGGCACACAGACATATATCAATACTGAAGTCGTTCAAATATTTGACAATATTATAGATTTAAATAGTAATTTTACTGCTGGTACACCAACAGAAAATGCCGGTATCAGAGTTATTCGTGGTGATGAAATTGCAACTCAATTTAGATGGAACGAAACTTCTAAGTATTGGCAATTTACAACAGATGGAACAACATACAGTAATGTGGCCTCAAGGGCAGCAGAAACATATGCTAACTCTGCTTTCTCTAGTGCCAATACCGCAGACCAAAGAGCAGTAACTTCTGGTTCTTATGCTAATTCAGGATTCGCTGCAGCTAACACCGCTAATACCAATGCTATAAGTGCTGGTGTTTATGCTAATTCAGCCTATGCATTAGCCAATTCCATATCGTCTGGTGCTGTAGATACTTATGCTAGACCTCATGCTAATGCGGCTTATATTACAGCTAATTCGGCTTCAAGTTATGCCAATTCTGCTTATAATGTTGCTAACACCGCAGATCAAAAAGCAGTATCAGCAGGTGTTTATGCTAATTCAGGATTCGCTGCGGCCAATACTGCGGATCAAAAAGCTGTAACAAGTGGCGCCTACGCTAATTCAGCATATGGTCAAGCAAATACTGCCACAACAAATGCTGCTACTGCCGATCAGAGAGCTGTGACATCTGGTAGTTATGCCAATTCTGCTTTCTCTAGTGCCAATACCGCAGACCAGAAAGCCGTAACTTCAGGTGACTATGCTAATTCAGCATATGGTCAAGCAAACACTGCTACAACAAATGCAGCAACAGCAGATCAAAGAGCTGTAACTTCTGGTGTTTATGCCAATACTGCTTATGGTCAAGCCAATACAGCAACAACAAATGCTGCTACTGCTGATCAAAGAGCTGTAACGAGTGGATCTTATGCTAACTCAGCATACGGTCAAGCAAATACAGCTGATCAGAAAGCTGTAACAAGTGGTGTATACGCCAATGTTGCATTTGGTGTTGCAAATAGTTCATCTAGTTATGCTAATGGTGCTTTCAATAGAGCTAATACGGCATATAATTTAGCTTCAGCTGTAGCAGGAAATGGTAGTTTTACACTAAGTCTTTTAAGTGAAAATTTTGTTGGTACAGGATCTTGTACAACATTTCAATTATCAACAACTCCAGCAAGTGAAGATTATACAATAATTAACATAGAAGGTGTTACGCAACTAAAATCTTCATATAGTTTATCTGGAGCAAATGTTGTATTTTCTGAAGCTCCAAAATTAAATGATAATATCGATGTAATAGTTTTTACTGGAGCACCAGAAAGTAATAGTGCTGGTGTATATGCTAATGCTGCTTTTGCTTTAGCTAATTCAGCAACTTCTGGATCAGTTGACAATTACGCTAGACCACATTCAAATGGTGCGTTTAATACTGCTAATGCTGCATCCAGTTACGCTAATAGTGCTTTTGTTTCTTCTAATACCGCAGATCAAAAAGCAGTATCATCAGGTGTTTATGCTAACTCAGCATACAGTCAAGCAAATACTACCACAACAAACGCTGCAACAGCTGACCAACGTGCTGTAACTTCTGGTAGTTACGCTAACTCAGCATACAGTCAAGCAAATACTACCACAACAAACGCTGCTACTGCTGATCAAAGAGCAGTAACTTCTGGTAGTTACGCTAATTCAGCATACAGTCAAGCAAATACTGCTACAACAAACGCTGCTACTGCTGATCAAAGAGCAGTAACTTCTGGTAGTTACGCTAATTCAGCATTTAGTGTTGCTAATACGGCAGACCAAAAAGCTGTTACTTCTGGTGCCTATGCTAATGCAGCTTTTGCAACTGCTAATAATGCTGTAGACACTTGGGTAAGAGGTGCTGCCAATTCAGCTTCTAGTTATGCCAACTCTGCTTATGGTCAAGCAAATACAGCTGATCAGAAGGCTGTAACTTCAGGTGTATATGCTAATGCTGCTTTCGCTGCTGCCAATAACGCAACTGATAGTTGGGTAAGAGATGCTGCTAACTCATCATCTAGTTATGCTAATGCATCTTTTGCTGTTGCAAATACGGCCGATCAAAGAGCAGTAACCTCTGGTGTTTATGCTAATTCTGCATACAGCACTGCTAATGCAAAATTATCTGCAACCGGTGGAACGATTTCGGGTGATTTAAACATTACAGGTAATTTAGTAGTATTAGGCAATGCCACTTCTATTTCTGTATCAAGTATAAAAATAGATGATTCATTAATTCAGTTAGCTGCTAATAATGAAACCTCTGATAACTTAGATATTGGTTTCTTTGGTCACTATAGTCCAGATGCCGGTGTAAACAAGAGACATACAGGCTTATTCCGTGATGCGACGGATGGACTATACTACTTATTTGATAATTATTTGGATCCTAGTTTCGAAGGACTTTCACCAAATAATACAATCGATGTTGCCAATTCATCATTTAGAATTGCTAATTTAACTGCTAATGTTATAACCAATACAATTAGAATTAGAGGCTATGATCCAATAGATCACACTAATTCATCTTTTGCTGCAGCTAATACCTCAGACCAAAAAGCAGTATCAGCAGGTGTTTATGCTAATGCAGCATATGCCTTAGCAAATACTGTTTCCGCTGGTTCGGTAGATGGGTATGCCAGACCACACGCTAATGCTGCATTTGATACTGCCAACTCAGCATCAAGTTATGCTAACGGTGCTTTCGCGGCTGCTAATAATGCTACGGATACGTGGGTAAGAAATGCAGCTAATGCTGCATCAAGTTACGCCAACTCAGCATACGGTCAAGCAAATACTGCGGATCAGAAAGCAACAAGTTCAGGCACATATTCTAATGCTGCATATGTACAAGCAAATACAGCTACTACCGATGCCGCTACAGCTGATCAAAAAGCAGTCACATCTGGTAGTTATGCTAATTCAGGATTCGCTGCAGCCAACACTGCGGATCAAAAAGCTGTTTCATCTGGATCATACGCCAATTCGGCTTATAGTGCAGCCAATACGGCAGACCAAAGAACTGTTACCTCAGGTGTATATGCTAATGCTGCTTTTGCAGCTGCTAATAACGCAACCGATAGTTGGGTAAGAGATGCAGCTAACTCTGCATCAAGTTACGCTAATAGTGGTTATACTCAAGCAAACACTGCTAACACGAATGCTGCAACAGCCGATCAAAGAGCAGTCACATCGGGTAGTTATGCTAATGCAGCATATATTGTTGCTAACTCTGCATCAAGTTATGCTAACTCAGCGTTTGCAGCAGCCAACAATTCAACAGATAGTTGGGTAAGAGATGCTGCAAATTCAGCATCCAGTTATGCTAATAGTGGATTCTTTACAGCCAATACCGCTAATAATAACTCTATAAGCGCTAGTGTTTATGCTAATGCTGCATATGCTTTAGCTAATACACTATCATCTGGTAATGTAGATCAAACTGCTAGAGATTTGTCTAATAGTGCTTCGATACATGCAAATACAGCATTTAATTTTGCAAATACATTAGTAGGAAATGGAACAGCCGTAACTGTTTATGTTGATAGTTTTGTTGGTGATAATTCTTGTACACAGTTTACTCTTGTAAATACCCCTGCTGATGAAAATTTAACTTTAATCAGTATCTCTGGTTTAGTTCAGTCTAAGAATAATTATTCATTAACGGGTAACGTAGTTACCTTTAGTACAGCGCCACCAAATAATTCAAAAGTTGAAATTAATACATTTGCTGGCGGCGGCGCAGGACTTTCAGGATCATATGCTAACTCTGCTTTTGGTGTAGCAAATAGTTCAAGTGTTTATGCTAATGCCGCATTTGCTTTAGCTAATACAGTTTCAGCTGGTTCGGTTGATGGGTATGCTAGACCACATTCGAACGGAGCATTTAATACCGCTAATGCAGCATCAAGTTATGCTAACAGTGCGTATGGTCAAGCTAACACAGCTACCACTAATGCTGCTACTGCCGATCAAAGAGCAGTAACTTCTGGTGATTACGCCAACTCAGCATTTGGTATCGCTAATAATGCTATACCATTATCTGGTAGTTCAAGTATAACTGGTAATCTAACACCATCTACAACGAATGTACATTACCTAGGCTCAGAAACTTATCGTTGGCATAGTTTATTCGTTGGTCCGGGTTCAGTTAATATAGATGGTATAGTTTTAAGTAATGTTAATGGATCGTTAGCGATTACTTCTTCTGGTCAACAAGTTCAATTAACTGGGCTAGACACAAGAACAAATGTTGCATTTGATCAAGCAAACACTGCTAATACAAATGCTGCGACTGCTGATCAAAAAGCGACAACAAGTGGTGTTTATGCTAACGCTGCCTATGGTTATGCAAATATTACTAATAATAGTGTTACGACTGTTATAAACGCTTTACCTACAATAAACTCGAATATTGTTAGTGCTAGTGTTTATGCCAACTCTGCATTTAATGTTGCTAATATTGCTAACCTTAATGTTAATTCTGTTCTCAGTTCTATACCTGTATTAAACGCAAATATTGTTAGTGCTAGTGTTTATGCTAATGCCGCTTTTGCAGCTGCCAATAACGCTGTGGATACCTGGGTAAGAGATGCTGCTAATTCATCTAGTTCTTATGCTAACTCGGCATACGGTCAAGCAAACACTGCTAACACCAATGTTGCAACGGCTGACCAAAGAGCAGTAACTTCAGGTGTTTATGCTAATGCTGCTTATGCTTTAGCTAATTCGGTATCTTCTGGTTCAGTAGATAATTATGCTAGACCACACGCTAATGCTGCATTTGATGTTGCTAACACATCTTCAAATTACGCTAATTCTGCTTTTGCATTTGCTAATACTGCTAATAGTAATGCAGTTACGTCAGACCAAAAAGCCGTAACTTCTGGTGCTTACGCTAATGCTGCATTTGGTGTTGCCAATACAAAATACTCATCTTCAGGAGGTACAATTTCTGGTGATGTTGTTGTTACTGGTAATTTGACAGTTAGCGGTACACAAACAATTATTAACACTGAGACATTAAATTTAGCTGACAATTTAATTGATTTAAATAGCAACTTTACAACAGGTACACCAACAGAAAATGCTGGACTGAGAATTACTAGAGGTGATGAAGTTCCAGTTCAATTTAGATGGAATGAAACTTCAAAATATTGGCAGTTTACTAATGATGGATCAAGTTATAGTAATTTAGCATCACAGGCAGCAGAGTCTTATGCTAATGCTGCTTATGCCGCTGCAAATAACGCCACTGATACTTGGGTAAGAACCGCAGCCAATTCAGCATCTTCTTATGCTAATAGTGGTTATTCTGCTGCCAATACCGCAGATCAGAAAGCTGTAACTTCAGGCACATATGCTAATTCTGCTTATGGTCAGGCTAATACTGCTGATCAGAGAGCTGTAACATCAGGAGTTTATGCTAATTCGGCATATGGTCAGGCTAACACCGCAAATACAAATGCTGCTACAGCAGATCAAAGAGCAGTAACTTCTGGTGCTTACGCTAACTCGGCTTATGATGTTGCTAACACTGCTGATCAGAAAGCTGTAACGTCTGGTTCGTATGCTAATAGTGGTTATGCTGCCGCCAACACCGCAGACCAGAAAGCAGTTTCAGCTGGTTCTTATGCTAATTCGGCATTTGCTGCAGCCAATAATGCTGTAGATACTTGGGTAAGAGATGCTGCTAATTCAGCTTCTAATTATGCTAACGCAGCCTTTGCAGCTGCTAATACAGGCGGTTCGTCTACAGATTCATGGGCAAGAAATACTGCGAACAGTAGTTATATTCAAGCAAACGCAGCATTTAATTTTGCCAACACATTAGTTGGATCTGCTGTACCACTAACAGTTTATATTGATACCTTTAATGGTAACGGATCTTGTACTCAGTTTACTCTTGTAAATACTCCTTCGAACGAGAATTTAACTTTAGTAAGTGTCTCCGGTTTAGTTCAGTCTAAAAATAATTATTCACTATCTGGTAATGTGATTACTTTTGTTACTGCACCTCCAGATGAATCGGATATTGAAATTAACACTTTTGCTGGTGGAGGTTCAGGAGATTCTAGTGCTTACGCTAATGCTGCATTTGGTGTTGCCAATTCGGCAGCAAGTTATGCTAACGGAGCTTTTGCAGCTGCTAACAACGCCACTGACACTTGGGTAAGAAATGCTGCCAACGCAGCATCAAGTTATGCCAACTCAGGATTTGCTGCAGCTAATACCGCAGAGCAGAAAGCAGTAAGCTCAGGCGAATATTCTAATGCTGCTTTTGGTCAAGCTAATACTGCAAACACTAATGCTGCTACTGCTGATCAAAGAGCTGTAACAAGTGGCACTTATGCTAACTCAGCATACGGTCAGGCAAATACTGCCACTACCAATGCAGCAACCGCTGATCAACGTGCAGTTACTTCAGGCGACTATGCTAACTCAGCATATGGTCAGGCAAATACAGCGAATACTAACGCTGCGACAGCAGACCAGAAAGCTGTAACATCAGGTGTGTATGCTAACTCATCATTTGGTGTCGCTAACACTGCAAACACTGCTGCCGCAACTGCTGATCAACGTGCTGTAACTTCAGGCGTATATGCTAATGCGGCATATGGTACTGCTAATACTGCTGATCAAAAAGCTTCATCATCAGGATCATACGCAAATTCAGCATTTGGTGTTGCTAATACTGCAAATACAAATGCTGTGACTGCTGATCAGAGAGCTGTAACATCTGGTGACTATGCTAATTCAGCATTTGGTGCATCGAATAGTGCTTCGTCTTATGCTAACTCAGCATACGCAAGAGCAAATAATTCACTAAATGTTGAAAGTGGTGGCACTATAACAGGTGATTTAACGGTAAATGGTAATATTAGTGTGACAGGATGCACAGTTACCTTTACTGTATCTACATTTAGAACTACAGACCATATAATTGATATTGGTCACGGAACAACAGGAGTACCAACACAAAATGCTGGTATTAGACTTCTTCGTGGTGATGAAAATCCTGTGCAAATTCGTTGGGTAGAACCTGATGATAAATGGGAATTCACAAATGATGGCACAAATTATTTAAGATTTGCGGCTGATTCTGGTGAAGTCTACGCTAATGCTGCTTTCTCAACAGCCAACTCAGCATCCAGTTATGCTAATGCGGCTTTTGCTGCAGCAAATACTGGTGGTTCTGGTACAGATTCGTGGGCAAGAAGTGCCGCTGGAGGTACAGGTCAATATGCATCTACGATGAAAGTGGACTCATTCACTGGAACTGGTGCCTGTACACAATTTACACTGACACAAGAACCAAGTGGTGAAGATTATACAATTGTTTCTTTGAACGGTATTTTACAACACAAGTCAGCATACTCTTTATCGGGTTCTATTGTAACATTCTCTGAAGCTCCAGAAAATAATATTGCTATTGATATTGTTTCGTTAGTAAATAAAGTTGCTGGCGGCTCTTCGGAAATTGTTGTTGATAACTTTACTGGCACGGGTGCATGTACACAATTTACATTAACTACCACACCGGCAAATGAGAATTTTGTTACCGCAGTGTTTGATGGTGTAACGCAATCCAGATTAACATACTCTGTAAGTGGTACAACAATTACCTTCGATGAAGCACCACCCAATACTGCAAATATTGAAATTACCACTATTAAGAATATCTTTGGTACGTTCATAAATAGAAATTACCTTGGAGATGGTTCAAATACAAACTTTACTGTTACGAGTGGCGTTTCAGCAAATAGTGTTCTTGTGTTCCAAAATGGTATCGCACAAAGACCTATTACTGATTATACTGTAAGTGGAAGCACACTATCATTCTCAACGGCACCAACGAATGGTGAAATTGTACAAGTGCGAGAACTTGTGGGTGATCCTGGTGGTTCAACAGTTCTTGCACAAGCGGCTTTTGATAAAGCAAATACGGCAGCAACAACAGGTAAATCTATTGCAATGGCGATAGTATTCGGAGGATAATTAAATGGCAGCACCAAATATAGTTAATGTAAGTCAAATAACAGCGAATACAAATTTAGCAAATGTTACCACAGTTGTATCAAACGTGGTGACGAATTCTGCAAGTAGTGGTAAAGTATATAAAGTAAATAACATACAACTTGCAAATTATAGTGCTGCAACAGTTACAGCCAATGTAATTTTTAATAGAAATTCTGCTTCACCAACATCTTATTATATTGCTGGATCTATTTCAATACCTGCTACTTCTACTTTAGTTGTTGTAGCAAAAGATACTTCATTTTATATGGAAGAAAGTGATGTTTTACAATTGTCTTGTTCAGCAAATTCAACTGTTCACGGTGTAGTCTCTTATGAGGTTATAAGTTAATGCCTAGAGTTAGGTCAAATTTTGGAATCATTGGAGTAGAAAGAACAATTACTGGTAGTAGTACTGGAGTTTATTCTAGTATTAATGAAGCCCAATATTTAAAAAGTTCTAATAAATGGCCTGGTTCACCAACTATAGTTGATATTTTAGTTGTTGCTGGTGGCGGCGCCGGTGGCCGCGCTGGCGGAGGCGGCGGAGGCGGCGGTGCTGGTGGATTAATTTTTGAATCTTCGATTTTACTTACTAATGGAATAACATATACTGTTATAGTAGGTGGTGCTGGTGCTGCTGGATCAACACCTTATATTGCTCTTGGTGGTGTTGGTGCATCTACGAATGGTGCAAATTCTCAAATCGCGGGTACTGATTTTACAACAAGAACTGCCATAGGAGGTGGAGCAGGTTCTGGTGGTGTAACCAATCCAGGTGCACCTGGCGGTTCAGGTGGTGGTGGCGCACAAAGAGGTTCCGCTGCTGGTGGTGCTGCAATAGGAACTTCTAACAAT